ATGGAGAATTCCAGTTTGAATCATACAGAGAATCATAAGACAGAGGAGAAGGAGACGAAGAGAACGCCGATTAAGCAGAGAAAAAAGGAGAATGAGGTTCTCCGATTTATCCGGGAGCACATCCGGTATTTTGCGGCGGGAGCGCTGGTGGTCGTTTTAATCCTCGTGCTTGCCATGTGTGCGAAGCCGAAGGGATCCGACTCTGATGTCGTGGTGAATGCGAACGCGACGGAGAGCACGCAGGCGACGGAAGAAGCCTATCAGGTGGATGCCTATGAGAATATCAACACACTGATTACACAGTATTACACGGCGTATGCGGCGGGAGACATTACGACTCTCTCTTCGATTGCGACACCGATTTCTGCAAATGAGCAGAGCTACATCGGATTATTTTCACAGTATGTGGATGAATATCAGAATATCAAGTGCTACACCAAGACAGGGCTGGATGCGAACTCTTATCTGGTTTCCGTGTCGATGGAGATCAAGTTTACGGGAGTGGATACCACAGCGCCGGGACTGGATTTCTTCTATGTCCGTACGAACGATGACGGCACGCTTTATATTGACAACCTGTACAGCCAGTACAACCTTGCCAATCAGGAGAATGCGCTTGACACCAGCGTACAGAGCCTGATCGGTCAGTTTGAGAGCGAGTCGGATGTGGTGGAGCTGCAGAGTGAGGTGCAGACGAGATACGATGAGGCGCTTGCAGCGGATGAGAATCTGGCGAATATGATTCAGACGACGATTCCTGCAGCAATCAAGGACTGGGTGAGCCAGGTGGCGGCACAGGCGGCAACCGAGCAGACCGAAGCGACCGAGGCGGCGGAACAGCCGGAGACCGAGCAACCGCAGGAGACAGAGCAGCAGGAAGAGACCGTACAGCAGACAGAGACGCTTGCGACGAAGGATCGTGTGAATGTCCGTGCCGCAGCGGATACGGAATCTGAAAAGCTTGGCACCTTAGATCAGGGAACCGTTGTCACCCGTACAGCGGTGGACGGCGACTGGAGCGTGATTGATTACAACGGTACGACAGGTTATGTCAAGAATGAGTTTTTGACCTATGATCTGCCGGATACGACGGCGGAGAATAATTCGGACAGTTCATCGGATAACAGCGACAGCACAAACAGTGCTTCCATCGCAGAGGGAACGGTGATTATGCTGGAGAATACCACGAATATCCGCTCGGGAATGAGCGAGGATTCCAGCAAAGTCGGAACGGCTTATGCGGGAGAGAAGGTCACAGTTGTGATGAGTTATGCGGAGGGCTGGACCAAGGTAAAATGGAACGGCGAGACCGGTTACATAAAGACATCTTTATTACAGTAAGCGGTGCGGCCTGGCTGATACCGGAAAACGGAGACTTTTTAAAAGGAAGTCTCCGTTTTTTCACAGAGAGAACATTTGAAACGGAGAGATTATGGACGAACAGGGAGTGCGGATCAACAAATATCTGAGTGAGGCAGGGGTGTGTTCAAGACGTGAGGCGGACCGTCAGATCGAGGCGGGGGCGGTTACCGTGGACGGAGTCTGCGCCAGGCCCGGGACAAGAGTGCTGCCGGGGCAGACGGTCTGCTTTCAGGGGAGAAGCGTAAGCCAGGAGGAAGAACGCATCTTGCTCGCGTTTCACAAGCCGGCGGGAATTGTCTGCACAGCGGAAAAACGCGAGAAAAACAATGTGATCGACTATATTCATTATCCGAAGCGCATCTACCCGGTCGGAAGACTCGACAAGGATTCGGAGGGGCTGCTTCTTTTGACGAATCAGGGCGATCTTGTGAACAAGATTATGCGGGCGGGAAACATGCACGAGAAGGAATATCTGGTGACGGTGAACAAACCGCTCACGGAGTCTTTTCTGCGCGGAATGGCAGGCGGCGTGCCGCTCGTGGAACTGAATGCGACAACACGCCGGTGCTTTGTGGAACGCATCGGCAAGCGCGAGTTCCGGATCATTTTAACGCAGGGATTGAACCGGCAGATCCGGAGGATGTGTGAATATTTCGGCTACCGTGTGGAAAAGCTGGTGCGCGTGCGTATTATGAATATTGAATTGGGCAGTTTAAAGAGTGGAACATACCGGAATGTGACGGAGGAGGAGTATCACGAATTGCTCCGCCTGACCGCGGATTCGTCCAGCGATCCGGTGATGCCTGCAAAAAAGACGGGGGAGAAAAAGAGATGACACCGGAAGAACAGATCAAAAACCTGCGGGAACAGATTGCGTATCACAGTGACCGCTATTACAATCAGGATAATCCGGAGATATCCGATTACGAGTTTGACCAGCTGATGCTGGAATTAAAGCGGCTGGAGCGGGAACATCCCGAGCTGGTCACACCGGATTCACCGACCCAGAAGGTGGGCGGCACAGCGAAGCGGACGGCGGGTGTGCTGGTAAGGCACAATGTCCCGATGCTAAGCCTGCAGGATGTGTTCTCAAAGGAAGAGATCTATGATTTTGTGGCACAGATGAAAGAACAGCTGGACGATCCGGAGTTTGTCGTGGAGTATAAGATCGATGGACTTTCGATGACGCTGCGCTATGAGAACGGGGAGCTGGCGCTCGCGGAGACGCGCGGCGACGGCATCAATTTCGGCGAGGATGTCACGGCGAATGCAAAGGTGATCGGCGACGTGAAAAAGAAGCTCCGGGAGGCACCGGAGTATCTGGAGATCCGTGGGGAAGTCTACATGAAGAATGCGGATTTTGATGCCGTGAATGAAAAACAGGAGCTGCTCGGGAAAAAGCCGTTCGCCAATCCGAGAAACTGTGCGGCGGGCACGCTTCGCCAGCTGGATTCCGCGATCACGAAAGAACGTAAGCTGTCGCTGTTTATATTTAATATCCAGCAGGTGCGGGGAATGCAGTTTGACACGCACACACAGGGATATGAATATCTGAAGAAACAGGGAATTCATGTGATTGACGATTACCGTGTCTGCAAGACGGCAGATGAAGTGTGGGAGGCGATTACCGCCATCGGCGAGAACCGCGGCAACCTCGGCTATGACATTGACGGAGCGGTGGTCAAGATCAACCGTTTCTCGGACCGGGAGAAGCTCGGGGCAACCTCGAAAGTGCCCAGATGGGCGATCGCCTACAAATATCCGCCGGAGGAAAAAGAGACAAAGCTTTTGGATATCGAGCTGTCGGTCGGAAGGACAGGCAGGATCACGCCGACTGCGGTATTTGAGCCGATACGGCTCTGTGGAACGAGCGTTTCGAGGGCGACGCTTCACAATCAGGACTTTATCGATGATCTGGATGTCGGAATCGGGGACACCATCGTCGTCTACAAATCCGGCGAGATCATTCCGAAGGTGAAGGAAGTGCGGAAAGAAAAGCGCCCGGAGGGCTGGAAGCGCTTTGTGATACCGGATGTCTGTCCGGTGTGCGGGGCGAAGACAGAGCGGGAACGCGATACGGCGGACATCAAGTGTACATCGCCGAACTGCCCGGCGCAGCTGGAGCGCCACATCATCAATTTTGTCGGAAGAGACGCCATGGACATCAAGGGGTTCGGAACGGTTTATATTGAAGAACTCGTCAGAATGGGTTATATTAAAAATGTCGCGGACATTTTTTCGCTGAAGGAGCACCGAGAGGAACTGATTGCACAGGGAATCATCGGCAAGGAGAAGAACACGGACAAGCTTCTGGAGGCGATAGAAAAAGCCAAGCAGAATGATGCGTACAAGCTGTTGACCGGTCTTGGGATACCGAATGTCGGAAAGGCGGCAGCGAAGGCGATCATGAAGCATTTTAAGACCATGGAGCGGCTTTCGGAGGCATCCGAGGAGGAACTGACGGCAGTCGGGGACATCGGAAAAGTCAGTGCGGACTGCATCCGGAGTTATTTTTCGGATGAGAAGAACCAGGTGGTGCTGCAGAGACTCGCACAGGCCGGCGTCAACATGACGGCGGAGGAGAGCGAGACCGTGGACTCTGTCATTAGCGGAAAGACCCTTGTGGTGACGGGAACCCTGCCGACGCTTGGCAGAAAGGAAGCGCAGACGTTGATCGAGCGGTATGGAGGAAAGGTATCCGGATCTGTGTCAAAGAAGACGGATTATGTCCTCGCGGGGGAGAGCGCGGGAAGCAAGCTTACGAAGGCGCAGGAACTCGGCATCAGAGTGATCAGTGAGGACGAACTGTACGACATGCTGCAGATAGAGAGGTAACATTTTTATGCCAATCAGAATACAGAGTGATTTACCTGCAAAGGAAATACTGGAGAAGGAAAATATATTTGTTATGGATGAGAATCGTGCGATGCATCAGGACATCAGACCGATCAAGATCGGAATTTTAAATCTGATGCCGCTGAAAGAAGAGACGGAACTGCAGCTTCTGCGTTCCCTGTCGAACACGCCGCTTCAGGTCGATGTGACATTTGTTGCGGTGTCCAGCCATGAGTCCAAGAATACGTCGATGAGTCATCTGAATAAATTCTACGAGAGTTTTGCGGATATTAAGAGACGCTATTTTGACGGGCTGATCATCACCGGGGCACCGGTGGAGCAGATGGAATACGAGGACGTGGATTACTGGGAGGAGATCTGCCAGATCTTTGAGTGGACGAAGAGCCATGTGACGTCCACCCTGCATCTGTGCTGGGGGGCACAGGCGGGAATGTACTATCACTACGGACTGAAAAAGTATCTCCTGCCGCAGAAAAAATTCGGTGTCTACGAACACCGTGTGATGAACCGGAAAGTGCCGCTGGTGCGCGGTTTTGACGATTACTTTATGGCGCCGCACTCCAGACATACCGAGGTGCGCACGGAGGACATCCGCAAAGTCAAGGAACTGACCATTCTTGCGGAGTCTGAGGAGGCGGGTGTATTCCTCGCGATTGCGGACGAGGGCAGAAGAATCTTTGTGATGGGGCATCCGGAGTATGACCGCTACACGCTGGATAAAGAATACAAGCGGGACAAGGAGAAGGGGCTTCCCATTGAGCCGCCGGTCAACTATTATCCGGACGATGACGATACGAAAAAGCCGAACCTGCAGTGGCGCTCGCACGGCAATATCCTTTACAGCAACTGGTTAAATTATTACGTCTATCAGCAGACTCCTTATGAGTTCATTGATACGGCGGAGATATTGGGTTCACGCTGATTTTATGCGGGTTGCAGAAATTTATAAAATGCCACGAAATGCCACGTATCTTAATAGCAAAAGTGTGTAAATTGTGTGTAGTAGGCATATAAGCTGTGTGTAGTGTATTATGCTGATTGAAAACAAAAAATATAGAGCCTTGATATGACAAAAATATGAGAAGTGAGCGAAAGCCAACTTCTCTTTTTTGTTGCAGAAATAAACGTTTTGCGAGTGTCTAGCGAGTGTCTACTTTTTGCTCGGCGCATATATAATATATAAAATTCTTTAAGCATTAAACGTCGAAGCTTTGCAAGCTATTCCTCAGCCGCTTTCTCATTTGTTATTCCTGAATATCTATTTCCTTTATTTTCTGGAAATCAGACATATTAAACAAAAGGATTAAAAACAAAAGCAAAATGGAGGAAATGTTTATGACAAAAAAAGAATACGATGAATTATGCAAAATGGCACGTTATCATATGGAGAGATATTACAATGAGGATTCTCCGGAAATTTCAGATTATGAATATGATGTGCTTAAGTCTCAAATTGCCACAATCGAAAAAGAGCATCCAGAATGGATTAGTTCCGATTCTCCTACACAATTTGTAGCTGCATCAAAAATTAAGACAGGATTAAAGGCCGTGAAACATATCACGCCAATGCTTTCCATACAGGACGTATTCTCTTTTGAAGAAGTTAAGGATTGGGTAGATAAAGTGAAAACAGAATACCCAGAGGCGACATTTATTGTTGAACAAAAAATCGATGGATTATCGATGACATTAAGGTATGACTTTGGAAGGCTTATTTTGGCTGAAACAAGAGGAGATGGCTTTACAGGAGAGGATATAACCTTAAACGCTAAAATGATCCAGAATGTACCTTTATGTATTGCAGAAATGGACCCTATTGAAATTCGAGGGGAAGTATATATGGATAACAAGGATTTTGATCTTGCGAATGAAAGACAGGAGAAAAAAGGAGCCAAACTTTTTGCTAATGCCAGAAATTGTGCAGCAGGATCACTTCGACAGTTAAATGCAAATATTACAAAAGAAAGAAATTTAAAGTTTTTTGCATTTAATATCCAAAGCGCACCGGAAGCATATATGATTAGTCAGGTAGAAGGAAAGCGAAAATTAGATACGTGGGGTTTTTCTCCAGTAAGAGGAAGTCTGTGCAATAATTATGCTGAAATTTGCGAAACAATAAATGCAATTGGTCTTATGCGAAATTCTCTCGCTTATGGAATTGATGGAGCTGTTATCAAAGTAAACCAGAAAGCTTTGCAGAATGAATTTCCTGTTGGGACAGGATTGAAGTATAGTGCAGGAATGATCGCATTCAAATATCCATCCGAAGAAAAAGAAGCTATTATTACAGATATTGAGCTTACGGTTGGAAGAACAGGACGGGTCAATCCAACAGCAATATTTGAAGATGAAAACGGAAAGCCATTACAATTGTGCGGAACCGCAGTATCAAGAGCAACACTTCATAATCAAGATTTTATTGATAACCTTGGTATTGACATTGGAGCAAAGGTATTTGTTTATAAATCAGGAGACATTATCCCTAAAATTAAAAAAGTAACTGTTGGAACCGGGACGGTTTATCATCTGCCGGATCATTGTCCTGTCTGCGGTTCAAAACTCATTAGAGAACCCGGCGCAGCCGATATTATTTGTCCAAACGATGATTGTTCTGCCAAGGAAATTAACAAATTAATCCATTTCGCGTCAAAAGACTGTATGGATATTAAAGGATTGGGGGAAGCATCAATTGAAGCGTTGTATGATGCCGGATATTTACAGGATATTGTAGATATTTATCTTTTAAAATGGTACAAGAAAAACCTTATTTCTGATGGTGTTTTGGGAAAAGAAAAAGGAACTGAAAATGTATTGGCCGCTATTGAGGAATCTAAAAAACAGTCAGCTGATAGAGTCCTTGCCGCATTAGGAATCCCTTTGATTGGGCGAACAGCTTCAAAACTTATTATGGAACATTTTGAAACAATTGAAGATGTCGCTAAAGCAAAAAGTGCAGATTTACAGAAAATAGATGGCATTGGAGAAGAAATGGCAAATTCTGTTGTACGATATTTTAATAGCGCATATCATTATGATGGATTGTTAATGGGACTTACTGAAGCAGGTGTTAATTTGCGGGCAGAAAAGAAAAAAATAACATCAAACATTTTGGCAGGCATGACTTTTTGTATTACCGGCACTCTTTCTGAACCAAGAGATAAATTTGAAAAAATTATTGCCGACAATGGTGGAAAAACAACAAGTAGCGTTAGTAAAAAAACAACATATTTGTTGGCAGGAGAAAATGCCGGAAGCAAACTAGACAAAGCCAAACAGCTAGGAGTAAAGATTTTAAATGAAAAAGAATTCGAAGAATTGCTTAAATAACTAATACAAAAAAGGGAGACGCATTAAATAACGCATCTCCCTTTTTATTATTTATTTTTTCAATAAATCTTCTTTTTCTTTCCACCCGGCAGTTTTTTCGATAACATCATTTAAGTCTTTTGCAAAACAATACCAATGCTTACCTTCTCTATCCCAGCGGATCAACCCTTTTAATAAATCCTTGGCTTTCTGACGTTCAGAATAAGAAATATTCAATAACACATGGCTATTGGGATCAGAAATCATATCCTCATTATTATTCTCATTGTCACTTTCATTGTTATTTTCATTATCATCTGGCTCAATTAATTCAACGGCAGAATCAGTGGTAGTAGCTTTTAATGTTGACGTTGACTCATAGATCAAATCATTGTTTTCCTCATTTAGTTTTTCAGGAATTTTTACCGGAGTCTGATTTTCTTTTAATGGCTCTAAATCTGTGCAATTCCCTAAATTCTGAAAATCTACATTAGGATTGTTTTTTAACATTCCCGCAAACATCGCTGCAAAAACTTCCATTTCACTACCGCGTAACCCACTTACAGAAAAAATCATGCGATCAGAATCACTTTCTGACATCATACGAATTGTAATCATAATATCCTCCACTTATCTCTAAATTCTATTTATTTTAATATGTCAGAAATTAAGAAAAATTAAGGATAATAACGTAATAGCTCTTCATTTTAGCAAACTAAATAATTTTAATTTTTTATATTACCATAATTATATATTTTGCAACATTCGATATGACGTAAATCTAAAAATATAGTTGTAGCAAACGCGCACATTTTTTTATGCTATAACAAAAATATAGAAATTATTTCCAGTATTATTATTAAATTTTTATACATATTAATCTTAACATGAAAAATAGAGTACAAGAATACCGATGGAAAAGAGGCTGGAGCGTTCAGCAATTAGCTAGAATTTCAAAAGTAAATAGAAGTACCATTGTCCGTTTAGAAGATGGATCAACAAAAAGCCCTTCATTAGATGTTGCATTTGCATTGGCCGATGCTTTGAAAGTAGATGTAAGGATCTTATTTTATAAAGATTAATACATCTAACTACAAATACTTACCACTTTTTGCATTCTTTTATATTTCATATTCAAAAAAAATAAAGCAATCTGACATATTATATATATAATATTTTAATTTTATCAGGAGGCTTTATTTATTATGAAAAATTTATTAATAGAATATGAGATGTATCTTTTAGACAAAATCGATGCTTTCCCAGAATATCATTTTAAAGATACAGGAACATTTGCTATAGAACAAACAATTACGGCATTAATCAAATATGTAGTGGAAGATGTTTTAAAATGGACACCTGAAGATGCATATATTTTATTAAATTGGAATGTATTAACTGCTTTTAAATTAGATGATTTAATTGATAGATATATAAATTTCATTCCAGGCATGAACGAAAAAGAAAAATGCAAATTTTTAATTTGTAAATGTTATCCATCAAAATATCATTTTGATACGAAAAAAAACATTTTGCGCATTTATGATGACATTTTGTCATCTAAAAAAGCTAAATGGAATAAGAAGTTTTTTAATGGTCAAGAGGGAGCCATTCGAGCTTGCATATGCATGCAGGCAGCAATCAATCGCTATTTATATGGAAAATCAATAGAAGAATTATATGCTTATTTCGCAAAATATTATCAGGGAACTAAATTTATCAATGATGTTAGATTGAAAAAGGCATATGAAAAACTATATCATTTGCCAATTGATTTTTTCCATTATTCATTGCCCAAATCGCAACGAAATTATTTTTTATATAATTATTATAAATTTATGAATTATTACAACCAACAATTAGATGATATTAAGAAAAATCAGAATATCTAAAGTTTTAGTTTTTGTAAGGAGAATTTTATGACTCTTAATCAACGAAAAGAAATGCAAATAACACCAGTATATTTATGTCTCAATTTTTCGAATAGTGTTCTCCGTTTATCGAAAACAGGAACATTAGCTCAGGGGGAAATTTTATTTGCAAACCATCCAAGAACTTATTCCGAATCGGAATTTGCAAATATTTTAACAATGCTACATATTCAAAAAGTTAAAACCACAGATGATATTGTTGTTGAAAGCAAACTATATACAAAAGCACGTATAAAAAATGCCGGTAAAATTTTAGCTTCGTTTACAAATGATTTATCGGAATGCGAAATTTTTGCTTTAAAGAAAACATATGAGAATGAATATTTGAAAAAAATACGAAAAGAATTACTTCTTGTATTGGCAAAAGTTGATGAAAATAATAGATCTATAACATATTTAAAAACAACTTTCAATATTAAAGGAAAAGGGTACACATTATTTCCTTTTTTTTCATCATCAGATAAATGTGAAAAATATTGTTTGGAAAATGCAAAAATAACGAATGGATATAAGCCGTTGGCGACGACAATAGATAAAATGCTTCCAATTATTATGTCAGATGAAGGGATTTTTATTAATCCCAATGAAAATGAAATTCTAGGAAAGGATGTTGGACTTGCATTTTTGTCATCTATATTAAAACGAAAATAAGAGGGAATAATTATGCTTCATTTATATCACGATGTTCCACAATGCAAACACTGTGGATCATATAAAACAGCTTATTCGGTTCCTAATACGAAAAATCCATTTCAAAATGTTATGAAACATTTAAGAAAAGGAGAGTACATATATGAAGATGAAGACGGAATTTTTAATTGTTTGTGCTTAAATTGTGGAATGCAATGGAAGGCTGAAATCCCTTCCAAAATTATTGATAATCAAAAATTAAGGGAACAAAAAATCCTTCGAGAAATTGAAATAGACGATTCTTATTATGATAGTTTGATTCATCAACAAAACAAAACAACGAAAAAAGAAAAACATCTAAAAAAAGAAGAAAAGAAAAAACATATAACCAATATAGGATTTAAAATCTCAAAAACTTTTTTGGGCTTTTAAAGAAAGGAAGGAGAGTTTATGTTATGCAAGAAAATATTTTGTATAGCGGCATGCATTACTATTATAAATTATTGCAAAGTATTGGCGAATTGAAAAAACAGCAGGAGTACACATATTTAAATACTGATACAGGGGAAAGACAATTAGAAGAATTAAATAAAGCATGGGTGGAATGTTTCGCTGGACTTTTGGAGGAAGGGGTTAGCTATTTTGTTATTCGAGATGCGAAAGAACCATCGAAAGATCTCATTCGAATAACAATAGAAAACATAAATTATGATTGTAAAATAAGCGATTTGTCGCAAAATATAGAATTTCATAAATCCTTGCAGCCATTATTAGAAAAATTAAATATTGATAAAAAAGAGCAAAAAGAAAATGATTTTAAATCTAAAGAGAAGAGAAAAAAAGATGCAACAGGGAACAAAACAGAAAACGACTTCCCCGAAATTTTTAAAAATTCTGAAAGGCAGACAAAAGAAAATATAAATAAGGTCACAGAATTTACCTCGAAGGGAATGGATTCTGAAACAACATTAAAAGAATGCCAAAAAGATTTAAAAGAAAAAACGAGTCCAAATCCAATTGAGAAAACAAAAGAAGACGCCGACGATAAAGTATTAGAAAGAAAAGAAGAAATTTCCGAATCAGCAAAACCATTAGATGAAAAAGCTAAAAGGCTTAATAGTTTTGTTTTTGATCGTGTCGCATTAGAAATCTTTGAAGAAGGTGCTGTCTTAAGTGAAAAATTCGAATTATATGTTTTCCCATTAAATATAAAAGCCAATGATTCTCATGCAAAAATCATTGTAGCAGCTAAAAATGTTCAAAATGATTGGCGATATTTTGTATCTGAAAAAATTGCTACAATTACAGCAGATTTGTGGGGATATGAAATACTTATTCGTGGAATCTTTAAAAACGGAAATTTTGAATCATGGATTGTTTTGGCTGGAACTACAGCATCAAATTGTAATATGAACATTTCTGTTATTGAAAATAGAAGCGAGGATATGAAAAAAACAAATTGGGGGCATATATATTTTAAAAAAGAAGATTATGAATTCCACGTCATTCCATTCGAAAAAGAAAATTCTAATAAAGACATTGACCCGGCTGGACTTATTGTTGCAATAAAAGACAATGACAATATTCATATATATTCAAATCCTTATGTGAATGAAGTATTGGCTCCACTAAAAAATACGATTTTTTCTTTAACAGGATATTGGGTTGACGATGAACTTGTCGTCGATTGCAAACAGAAAGGGGTTTAATTATGAGATTTTACTTAATGAACAAAAAACACAAAGCAGTTGAAATGGAAGCCGAAATTACATTTCAAAAAAATATTCCATTTCCAAGATTAAAAGTACAAAATGCGAAAGTTATAGATCAAATGAGATGTCCACCTAATTTCTTAGGGCTAGAAAGTGAATTACCTAGTGAAATTGAACGCTGGCTAGACAAAAGGTTAATATCCTCAAAGCGAAAAAGTTTGCAAAAATTGCCAACTGTTCGTTGGGAACAAGGGAATCCAAATTTCTTATCTATGAGCGATCAATACTGGATATTGGCAGCTGAGAACACAGATGATACATGGGATAAATTAAATTTTTATGATAATAAGTACAGCGATATTATAGGGCAAATCAGTGCTTCTTATAACAAAAATGATATTCGGTCATTAATGTTTCCGAAGAATAGTCCAGATTTATGCACAAATGGACTACAAGATAAAATGTGGAAAAGGATCGAAGGAGAAAATTATTTGTTAAAATGGACAAACAATGAAGAACAGCAAGCTATATTAAGCGAAATATTGGCAACAGAAATTTTAGAAAATTTAAATATGATACCTTTTGTGCATTATAAATTATATATAGAAAATTATCGATTATGTTCTTGTTGTAAAAATTTTGTTGATCAAAATGAAGAATTTGTCCCGGCATGGTATATTTACAGAGCGTATGAAAATCTTTGCTTAAAAGAAGATAGTTCCAAGGAAGATATATATAATACGTTATTAAAAGCAGCGGATTATTTCAATATTGCAAACGCAAAAGAGGATATTGATAGAATGATTATCGTAGATAGAATTATTATGAATTTTGACAGGCATTTAGGAAATTTCGGATTCATGAGAGATGTTGATACTGGAAAATATACTAAATTCGCCCCTTTATTTGATTTCGGAAATGCCTTTTTCCCAGATAAGATGGAGACAACTAAGGAAAGATATATCTTTGGCAATCGCATGAAAGAATTATTGTGCGATGAAAAGATTGTAAAAGGAATAAAAGTTGTTAAGGAGGCAACGAAAAGTCCGTATTTGAATATTCCTGAATTTATAGGGTTGAAAGATATTATAGTAAGAAATATCAATCTAAATACGAAAGAATTAGAAATTGATATTGAATCTCTAAAAAAGAAAAAACGAGAAAGAGAAAAGGACAAAGATAATATATCGATGAGCATTCTTTAAGATTTTGCGAAATTATAATCTTATTTTTTCAAAATCTGACATATTGTATTTGTATGAGAAAAAGAAAACAGGAGGTCAGATTTAATTGAATTTAGTTACAGTTATTCTTGAGTATCTTTTAAATCATCCGCAATTGCAAAATCAAAAAGATGATGAAATATTTAACCAAATATCATTATTTTATGATTTTTGTAATGTTGATTGCGTTCATAGAGATATGTGCATGCAGTTAATTCGTGCATTTAAAGGACAAGATACGAATCTGATTTCACAAATTACAGCTATGGAGGATAATAACAATTATGGCAAACAGTAATGATGACAACAGTTATTTTTATTCACTTGCCCAGATGGTAAAACCTATTAGACAAAAAGCTGATAGCTACAAAGCGAAAACAGGGGAAAGATATGTTTACACTCCTGATGAATTGGCTATTGTTCAGCATGCAAATGAGGAGCTTGAAAAAAAGTTAGGCAAATATATTCATGATTTTTTAAAAAAAGGAGGATACAGCTCTTTTGCAAATCAGTATGAAGATTTATATTCGATCTGTCTTATTAAAATTTTTGAACGTTTTCCAGAGTATAATGGACAGTACAAATTAACAACATTTATTGCTAGAGATTTGAAATTGGCAATCAATAAGTATTTAGGAAAAGAAAAAGGGCTTTCGCAATATTACAATGAGCAAAACGTTAAAATTCAGAAAGCCATTAAAGAAATAAATACTAATGGAATTGAACCAACTGTTCCAGAAATTTCCAAAATAGTGAATGCTGGAAAAAACAAAAAGATATCAGAAAAGACAATTCGCACTGTTTTGGACATTAAAGAACATGGAAATGTCTGCTCATTAGAGCTTTGTGAAGCTCATGCAGAATCTTTAGATTCGCCAGAAGAAGAGTATATCAAAGGCGAAGAAGCACAGATGGTATATGACATTTTAAGTACCTTATTGCCTTATGAACGAATTGCTTTTAAGCTTATCAATGGTGTAGTTGATGAAGAGACTGGTCCACATGCAGCAGGAACTTTTATCTCTGGATGCACTTATAAAGATGTAGGACGACAGCCGAGCTTAGTGCAGGCTGTGATTAATGCCAATAAGTCAGAGTGGATTAAATGGCATGCAGTATTACCATCCAGAGTTGAAGAAATTGTATCTTCTGCAAAACGCAAGATTAATGCAAATCCAGAAGTAATGACAAGAATTGATGCCATCCGGCAGGTATACACTGAAGATGTTGCATTCGATGGAGAGGATGCCATCAAAAGTGCAGAAGAACTTATAATTTCAGATTCAAATATTGCATAAGGATAAATGAGCTGCCATTAGGCAGCTCATTTTACAAAAGGAGGCTATCATATGCGCTATGATGCAAATCGAATTATTGAAGATGCCGACCCTTTTGAAGTGGTGCAGGCAACTAATATTGAATGGCAAAAAAAAGGAAAAAATGTTTTTATCTGTTGCCCGGGGCATTTAAACAGAATAGGAAAAGAAGATCAACATGTAAATAATGCCTGGCTAACAAAGCATGGGTATTTTTGCAGTGTATGCGGTGTTGCTGTAAATACTGTAAGTATGGTGATGGAAGCAAGGAATTGCACATATCGAGAGGCATTAGAATTCGTAGCAGATTTAAATGGAGGAAGAGAGTTATATGTAGATAAAGATTCTACGACAAATTTTCAGACTGATAAAATTTTTGCTCCTTATGGTACATACGATTATTCTAAAAAACAAGACAAGAAGTGCAAAATGCTGCCATGGAATTTGCAAGATGAAATTGGACTGAATATAGGATCAAATAAAAGTTTTTACCCTATTTTCTGTTATACAGATAAACCAGAAGAAAATGCTGAAAAAACAGGGCGAATTGACATTGATGGCAACATTGAATACGAGTGGCTTATTATGGACAGGACAAAGAAAATGTCATTAGCTGATTTATATAAAGACGATTACGAGGCATATCTTTGGCTTATCACAAGTAAATGTGAGGAAAGGTTAGAAATTATTAATGATTGTCTTAAACATTTTTCTAGTCAAACAAATGAGTTTTGCGTAAATATGAAATATGTACTTACGCAAAAAGCTGATTTTGTTAAAAACATATATGAAGAGCATGCTAAAGAATTGGAGAGAATTCAGCAGAAAGATAAGAAAAAACTTAAAGCAAGTTAATTATTAGAAGAAAAGGATGGTATAACAAAATGAAAAACTGTAAAAATGATAATGATGTTATAATTTCAGGAATTAAATGCGATAATCCAGAGTGTGGCTTTAAGGATATGACAGTCAAATTCGAAGATTATCCTGAATGGGTAAACAAATCATGCCCTTGGTGTGGAGAAAACCTCTTAACAAAAAGATGCTATAAAAGAATTAAAAAGATGAAGCGAAAAGTAGAACGTTGGAATGCAATTGTAGCATTTATCAACAACACTTTTCTACATAAAGAGATTGCAACACAAGAAGTATATACAAATTGTGATAAGAATGGAAGAATCAAAGATATTAAATTGAGATAACTGAGTAAAAATGGTCAAGGAAACAAAAGGCGATAGTGAGAACTGTTGCCTTTTTCTTTTTGGAATTTTTAATCTAATTTTAAAGGATTTCTGACATATTAAATATGAATTTTAGATTATGAAAAAAGGAGAATAGATATGAATACAGTATTGCATACACATTGGGAAAGCAGATATGATGCTGTTCCCAAAACAAAAGATATGATAAATCGCTTAGTAGAAATCAATGCAAAAGCAGTCGCTATCACAGACCATGGATCTTTGGCTGCATTTGAAGATGCATACGACCAGATCAAGCATGATGAGGTAGATCTTAAGTTGATTTATGGAATGGAAGCATATGTTGAATATATGCCGTTATTCCAGTCTTTTTTATCTAAATATACAGCAGAAAAAGAATTAAAAGCTGAAGGAAAAAGCGCTCACCTAATTATGATGGCAAAAGATAAAATTGGAAAATGGGCTATTGATAAGATGAATTATGATGCCAATTATCAAATTGCCGAAAGAGATGGAACGCCTGTTGTATCATTGGATTCATTGCAAAAATGGATTGGGAAAGGTTCAAAAGCACATGGACATGTTATCTTAACTAGTGCATGTATTTCTGGTCCAATGGGAGCAATTCTTCAGAACAATGAATTCCGGCAGAAAGAGATCGATAAATTAGAAAGAAAGTTAAAAAAAGGTATTGAGACAGGAGCAATTGTCTCTGATGACAATGACGATCTAACAAAACTTATCAAAAGAAAAGAAGACTTGGAGGCAAATATTAAAGAATATTCAGAAAAAAAATCTGAACTAAACAAAATTGCAAAAAAACCTACATTAGGCTTAGAAAAAAGAATTGCAAAGTACAAAGAAGTCGGGAAGGAAAGTGGTGAATTAGAACAACAGGTCATGGAAATTAAAATGGCCGCAGAAAAAGCACAAAAAGAAATTTCTGAATTAACAATAAAGTCTGAAGCCGCAAAAAGATTATTGTCTGAAATAAATGAAAAGTTAAAATCTCTTCAAGTTGCTGCAAATAAATTTACTATTCTGACAAATGAAATTGCCGAAATTGAAAAGAAAAAAACTTCTGATGAAGTTTTATATGCTTGTGCAAAAGAAATGGCAGAATGGTTAAAAAGTGTTGCAGGAGATGACTGTTTCTTTGCCGAGATCCAATATCATAAATGGAACAAAGAAAAAGAAATTTATGACAATATAATTAAAATTGCAAAAGAATTAAATATCCCGCTTGTTGCAGCAAATGATGCTCATATGGCAGGGAATACAGAGCATGATCTTAATGCTCGACTGGTTGCAAGATATCTCCGCTTTACAACTCTTGATGATGCAGAGCAGATTGAACATGAAAAAGAAATGTATCTTAAGGGTCATGACGAATTGAAAGAAACTCTTTTACTTGCATATCCAGAAGATGTTGTTAATGAAGCAATGAAAAATGCAGACCTTATTGGAGATTTGTGCGAGGGATATGAAAGAGATGCTGCTTCTCATTATCCTGTATATGATAAAAATATCGATGCGGGAAAAAAGCTTGTTCAGGAAGCATACGCAGGAATTGAATGGCGTTTTCCAAACAAAAAAGGCTGGACAGAAGAATATCAGAAGCGTTTGGAATATGAGTTAGGGATTATCAATCAGATGGGTTATGCAGATTATCATCTTATTGTAAAAGAAATGTTGGAGTATGCACGACTTCTTGGAAAAGTCCCAAATGATAGAATTTCTGAAGCTCCTTTGAACATCGAACAGTTAAAAGCATGGGTTAAAGAAAATGATTGGACAGTAGGTGTAGGAATTGGCCCCGGACGAGGAAGTGCTGTTGGAAGCTTAGTTTGTTATTTGATCGGAATAACAAATATTGACCCTATTAAATATGGGCTTGTTTTTGAGAGATTTTTGAATCCGGAACGTGTAAGTATGCCTGATATTGATTCTGATTATAAAACAGATATTCGTGACAAGACTATTGAATTTATCAAGGCAAAATATGGAGAAAAAGCAGTCTGTAATATTATGACAAAAGGATATCAGCAGATGCGTGGAGCAATCCGTGATGCTGCAAGATTTTATGGGGCAGTTAAAAACGAAAATTTTCTTGCTCTTGGAGATCGAATCCGCAAAGCAGTACCGAATGGGTTGAATTTGACCTTTGATACAAATATGCAGAAAGTAAAAAAAGAAAATGCTGATGAAACAATTTTTGATCATCTTGTCGATCTTTTTAAAGAAGATGAAAATGCTGTCGAAATTCTTAAAATTGCAAAAGATGTAGAAGGGTCTTTTACTAATTACGGAATGCATGCGGCTGGACTAATTATTAGTGATAATGCAGATCTTTCAGATTATGTTCCACTTAAATTTAATACCAGTGACAAAGAGAAAAGCTTATGGTGCTGGACAACGCAATGCGACATGGTTCAAGGCGAAGCGCTTGGTCTTTTGAAAATGGATCTGTTAAATTTAAAAACATTAAATGTTATTACTGATGCATTACGAATGATTAAGAAGAATCATGGAATTGCAATTGATCCATATGAAATTCCTTTTGAAAAGGAAGTGTTTAAAGAAATATTCGCAAAAGGTAATACAATTGGTGTATTTCAGTTTGAATCTCCTGGTATGAGAGCATATTTAAAACGGTTAAAGCCTGAGAATATTGAGGATGTAATAATTCTCAATGCAATGTACAGGCCAGGTCCAATGGATTTTATTCCCGGGGTATGCGACGTAAAAAATGGCAAGTGTCTTCCGCACTATGAAACGCCGGAACTTGAACCAATTTTAGGAGATACGTATGGTGCAATTGTTTATCAGGAACAGGTAATGGAAATTTGTAAGCAGCTTGCCGGTTACTCTATGGGACAGGCAGATAATATCCGACGTGCCATGAGTAAGAAAAAACAGTATGTAATTGATGCGGAGCGCTCAAGTTTTGTATATGGAGATTCTGAAAGAAATATTAAAGGATGCGTAAATAATGGGATTACAGAAGACGCGGCTAATAGAATTTATGATTCTATGATAGACTTCGCAAAATATGCATTCAACAAATCTCATTCTGCTGCATATAGTGTCATCGCATATATAACTGCATGGCTAAAGTATCATTACACAACCGAATTTATCTGTGCATTATTAACGCATACAGACAAAATTACAGACTATGCTAAGTTCATTCAGAATGCAAGAGAAATGGGAGTGGAAGTTTTGCCCCCAGATGCTAATCGTTCTGAAGTAAATTTTTCTGTACAAAATGGAAAACTTTATTTTGGGTTAAAGTCTGTTAAAGCAGTTGGAAAATCGATTGCGGAAGTAATCGAAGTACGGAAAAATCATCCGTTTGAAAATTTCAATGATTTTGCTGAAAGAACAAAAGTGGGATCACGAGCATTGAATAATTTGATTTTAGCTGGAGCATTTGACTCATTGGGATATTCAAGGAATTCGTTAATGGGTGCGGCATTTATGGATATTATGGATACTGCATCTGAAATGGCAAAAAAGGAAGAACTTAATAACAATATCGATAAAGTAATTGATTTGTTGAAAGAAGAAAATTTTGGAACAGTAGAAAACTTAAAGGAAAGATTAAAAGAAAAAGGAATTTCTTATTCAGTAACAACCAAAAAGATTCCTACTATTGCCAATTTGGAAGCAAAGGCAGATAAAGCAAAAAAAGATGCTGACGATGCAAGAAAACATTTGCGGCAAATTCAGATTCCTTATATAAAACCAGACATTATTCAGGACCTCAATAATGAAATGGAGGTTCTTGGAATGTATTTAAGCGGGCATCCAATTGATCAGTATTGTGTCCACACAAAACCGATTTTAGATGCAGAAGAAGGAAAAGCTTCCATTACTGGTATTATAGAAAATGTAAATGTTATGTATAATCGTTACAAAAACCCTTGGGCGTCTATAACAGTCAGTGATAAAAGCGGCTCCATGAAAGTAAATGTCTGGGCAAAAACGTATGCTGATTGTGCTGATTTATTAAAAGTTGGGAATGGCATCATTATTGATGGAAGAATTGAAGTAGATGAATTTCAGACAAATTCACAGGAAGGAGATGAAACTGAAGACATTGTTTATTGTATGTCTGCCAATAAGATCCGGAAAGCGAAAAAGAATGAGAAGATATATCGAATAAATCTTCAGAATGAAGCAATCTTTTTCTTTGAATTCAAGGATATTTTAAAGAAATATGAAGTAGAAGAAGGCGCAAGGATTCAGTTTTATTTTGAAGATAACGCTATTTTTCGAACATTGAGTTATTGCATTCCAGAAGAAGTTGCGGCACAAATTGGAGAAATAGTAGAATAGTAAATAAGCATAAATAAAAACAGCCAGGTAGAATGAAGTATTTCTGCATGGCTGTTTTTTTTGCTATCTAAATAAAAAAAATTAAGCTGCAAAAAGATAGATTTTTTTTACAAGCATTGGATCATATCCATAATTATAAATTTCTTTGTAAAAAAAAGTAGAGGTTAAATCTAAAATTCCTGAGCTAATATCAGAAAATTCCCATTCACGTTCTAAAATGGTCCCTTCTGACAATAGCTGTTCGATTTTTATAACTGATAGATGCAACTGCTCAACTTTTTGCAAAAAAACAATTTGAGAAGCTTCTTCACTTAAAAATGGGTCGCCTCCATGATATTTTACACATTTTAAATCGATTTCTGGATCAAGATCATTTGCCGCACAAAACGACATTGATTTTTCAGCACATTCTGACCATAAATAATTAATGTTTACAAGCAATTCATATTGATCTTTTTTATCTTGAATTAACTGAATAACTAATAAATAATAATCTATCATAGACAATAAATATAAAATATCTTTTTGAATATCATCGCCTGGAAGCCATGACAAAACAGGCATCATCCGTAAAGACTCACATTTCTTTACAGATAACCCCTGATTTAAAATAGAACGTTCCTTATACGATAGATGATCTAAATAAAACCGAAATCTTTGAAGAAAAAGATCCTTTAATTTCAAAAAATTTGAATCCTCAAATGCTTTTTCAATTTCTTTTTCTGTATTTTTCATAATTTCCTGATCCATATATGTAAATCGGGAGATGATCTCTGTTCCCACCATTTTACTCCTATCTATTGATACTTTATGTAAACGTTTCATACATTTTTTTAATATCCTTTCTTATTTCTTATATTTAATATGTCAGATTTTTGTTCATATTTTTCGGTATAAAATATATTTTTTACTTTGTAAATTTCGCTATGTCTATTTTTTACCCGGCACATATATAATATATAATTTTTAAAAGTATTTGATGTGCTTTTTATTGTTTATGCGTTCTCCATTGTTTCTGTCTATTTTTTCTATTTTTCAGAGATCTGACATATTAAATATGAAATTTAAAAACAAAAGAAAAAAGGAGTTTTTATAAAAGGAGTTTTTATAATAAAATAATGCTCTTTATCTTTAGAAAATAAACAAGAGCTTCATAAGAAATGGAGGAAATAATATGAAACGTAATTTAGTAGATGAATTATATAAAATGATGTATAAACGATATAGAGAAAAATATCCAAATAAAGATTTTGCATCTATTCCAAATTTTTTAGATTCACTTTGGTTTAGTATTGAAGGTGAACTTAATAGAAATGGATATGATGCTGCAAAGAAATATGTCGAAGAAGCAGATTTAATTGTATTAAGGTGAAGGCAATGAGAATTTTTTTAGAAAGACTAACTATTAAAAGTCAAGTCTGAAAATGAAATATTTTGAATGAATTGCAGAAATGCATTTCAGATATATTTGTACCTTGAAAACTGCATGACAAAAAGAGTGTCATTAGCGGCACTCAGCTAGGAGATATTTACAGAAAACAATTAGGATGCACTACTGTATGATTGCCCTGTTTTTTCCATTGCATAAATGGTTCTTACTAGTTTCTTTGTAGCATGGGATAAAGCAACATTATAATGCTTGCCCTCTGCTCGCTTTTTGGCAAGATATGTTCCAAATGATTCATCCCAATGGCAGACATATTTAGTCGCATTGTAAAGGGCGTATCGAAGATAGCGAGAACCACGTTTTTCCATATGGGAGTAACAGTTATCAAGTTGCCCCGATTGATAGGTAGATGGGGACATTCCGGCATAGGCAAGTATCTTGTCAGGAGAATCAAAACGACTGAAGTCTCCGATTTCAGCAAGGATCATGGCTCCCATACGGTAGTTGATTCCGGGGATGCTAAGAATCGGAGAATTAACCTCATCCATAATGGATTTGATTTCGGTTTCAATTTCGTCAATCTCAGAAGTTAATTCCTGAATGAGCTTAATGGTATGTTTCAGTTCCAGAGACTTTGCTGGCATATTTGAACCGATTGAGTTTCTGGCGGCTTCACGAAACATTACTGCGGTATCTTTGCCATATCTGCCATGTGAGCTTTCAGAAAGCAGATTTGTAAGTCTGGTAAGATGTGCAGATGCAACAGCATGAGCAGACGGAAATTCAGAAAGCATTGCATAAACGGATGCCATATGGATTGTTGGAACAAGCTTCTCTAATTCAGGGAAAAGAATACAAATAAGGCGAGATACAGAGGTTTTGAGCTTTGCTCGCTCCTGTACTTTATCAAAACGATAACGAGTTAATGACTTTAGTTCTTCGTTGTGGTAAGATGTGTCTGAGTAGGACTTCAAGTTCACATCAGACATGATCATAGAAGCGATGGTATGGGCATCCACTTTATCCGTTTTCGTCTTTCTAAGGCTTAAACTTTTTCTGTAAAGATTGGTATGTAACGGATTGATAACGTAGGTCGGCAAACCTTTATCGAGAAGGAATCCCAGAAGATTGTAACTATAGTGTCCCGTGGCTTCAAGCCCTACTTTTACTTTAGTTAAATCATCTGATACGGACTGTATTTTTTGAAATAAGGTTTCAAATCCATCACGATTGTTAGGTATGGTAAAAGATTTGAATAATACTTCACCATCTGAATTAGTGATAAAGCAGTCGTGTTTGTCCTTTGCAACATCAATTCCAACGTATATCATAAAAAATCTCCTTTGAATAAATATTTTGATACTGTTTATAGAACCACTGGTACTCCTTGCGATTGTAACCTCGTTCTAAATAAACCGTCATGCGGTATCTAACTGATTAACAAATATACAAAGAGACTGTGGTTGTAGCCTTTCTTAAACCATCGGGTGGTAGGAGTGTGAAAACAATCCACAGTATCTCCAAAAGTATAGCATACAGACCTTGGAGAGGGTCTATAAACACTACTACTTTATAATACGAGGAATGTAATAAATATGAATATTCAAACTATCTCAAAAGAAAAAAAGGAAGTAATGGTTGAATTAACCGCAGACGATTTAGGAATTATTTGCAATGTTTTGTACGCTCAATTAGGTGAGAAAAAACACAATGATACTTTCATGCAACTTTATAGTGACATGATGATGGCAAGAGACTTATGCCAATATGGTCACGTAGATGATTTTTGTCTTCACAACATTGTAAAATGTCGTAGCAGATTCAGAGGTGTTTTATCAGAAGAGGATATTGAAACATTCAACAAATATCTGGAAAATAATGACCTGCCAACAGCTTTTGGAAATTCTGATTTTGTACGAATCTATAAGCGGATTGTTGGAGACTTGCAAGACAGTGATACACTCAAAAGCTGGATGGAACAAAATAAATAACATGAAACGATGAATGTGCTGAAAAGGATTATATATGGAAGTTATTTCAGAAATTTTAAAGACAATTGTTTTTGCTTTGTTTGCAAATCTTTTAATAATATTTGATTAATTAAGGAGATTATTATATGGTAAAGTTAAGAAAAGAAGAATTAAATTCCTTGGTTGGTAAAACAATTTATCATTATTACCTTAAAAATCCATTAGATTATTGCTTTGTCAAAGATACCAAGATTAATGTATCACAATTAGAAATATTCAAAGTATATGAAGAAGACCCCTCTTGTGAAACTTCCAGACAGTATGTCTACACAAAAGGTCGTAAAATTTATCAGATTGATGTAAAAGATATTGGTGATTCATCTGTTGTTGCAGAAGATTGGTATTCGTTTGAGAGAAATGACGAATTGGCAAGAAAGATTTTCAAAGCGTATGAAAATGAAACGTACATACGCGAATGTAGCTTGTTAATCAACAGTCTCAGTAGTTTGGAATCTAATCACAATATAACAGAATCATTAATTCAAAAGAGAGAAATTGATGATTCAATGTGTGAAAAAGATCTGGAATATGAATCAGATTGATTTTGTATAGAGCTTTCTACTTATTAGGAGTAGAGAGTGAAACGAAAATTTCTTAGAGAGGAGATCGAACCATGACAAGTACAGTAAAAGCGGACCTTAAGCCTTGTCCATTTTGCGGTGGACATGCGACACTTATATATGATAATCAGGAAGGTTATCGAATATACTGTGATGATTGCGATATTATGACTGATACTGACTATGATAAAGATAAAATTATTGATGCGTGGAATAAACGAGTTTGATATAACACAAGAAAAGGTTGGAAGTAATTATTATGGTACAGTTAATTGGATGTTTGTTAGATATGATAAGAACTTATTATAAAAATGATTTTAATGATTGGCTGTCGAAAAAGTAAAAGAGGTTACGGAAGACAAAGAAAATGGTGCCGATTTGGAGTGCTTACCTATGTGGAATATCCGGCTCGAAAACGGAGATATAATGGCTGCGTATCCAGAAGAAATATGTTTAGCTGAAAGAAAATAAAGCAAGAGATTCAACAGGATAATAACAAGAATGTGAAGGATTGATATTTATGGAAGAAGTTCCAACGTTAAAAGAATTATTAAGTACACGAAAAGAAAATCATGCAAATTTAATTATTGTTTCTACTAATAAAAATAAAGACTTATTCAAAGGTGACGCATCTGAATTACCGGAAGCGTTATTAAATACACAAATTTTCGCATGGGATAAACGTTCTGGAATATATATCACAATTGAGTAAAGTTTGGAAGAATGGAGGAAGATAATATGACTACAATAGACAATAGAATTAAATTTAAAGAAAGATATGATAGTGAGGATTATGAAACTACAACATTTTATTTTGTAGCTGACACTTCGTTATTAAGAGAACTAGTTGGAAAGAAATATCCAGAAGCGAATGGAATGACAATTAGTATTGAGTGCCCTATGAATTGTTTTGATGCTTGTAAGGCAAGTGTGGAAATTTCGCCATATGAAGAAGTTGATGGAACAGTAACAGATTATGATTGGATAGATATTGATTTGCCATATGACGAAATTGATGCTCTTATAGATATGGCAATGAAACAATGATTTCTTAGTTTAGAAAGTGAGGAATAATATGAAAGCAAAAGCAAAACATGATGTAAAAGTGTTAATGGAAGACAATCGCTTCAGTAATTTCAAAGAAGGAAATGAATACAGATGTATGATGCGTGGTGAAAATATGATACTTATTGATGAAAACAAATGTGGATATACAACTGATATGGAAACATTTAATGAGGATTTTGATTTGATTAGATAGAAATGAGGTTGATAATATGAAATTATATTGGGTATCATTACTTATTCAGGATACAGAAAATAGTAAGCCTTGGCTTTCTGCAATATCAAATGGGTACATAAGTCTTGAAGAAGCCATGAAAACGATTGAAAGAGGAAGGAGTAATTATAGAGTATTGTCTGCATGGATTGATATATTTGATGAAAGTGGAAATAAATCTACGGTATTTCATGAATGTTATGTTAATGCCATAGGCAATGTAGAATAAGAAGAAACGGAAATTTCCTCGGAGGTGGAAATATAGATAAATGCAATTTTAATAAAAGAGAACTTGAAGAGGTCGATGAAGCAAGAAGCCCATTGGCTTTAGACAATGAGCAGTTCACAATGGAGGAAAATATATGGAATTTACACCAACAAATGAATACAGAGAGATTTCTTTACAAGAAGGTTTAAATCAAATCCAATTAGGAAATGCAAATAAATTATATTCTGATGGGTTAGAAGAAGATGAGTATATTTATTGGGACAATAACAAAGGTTTTTGTTATGAAGATGGATGTGTCATTGGCGGAACATTTGACCAGACATTAAACAGATTGCATTCCCTTAAATGGTGCTTTCATCATAAATTCTATGTAAAAAACAATAAGTGAATGATGATTTAGAAAGGATCGAAATACGTGAGATGGTTTGTGAATTATATTCGTTCATGTTTTTGTAAACATAACTTTATCAAAGTGAAGCAAAATGAATATACAGATGGAACAATCTCCATATTTATGTGTAGCAAGTGCGGTTGGGTTCAAAAAATAAAAACATATTGATAGTGGAAATAATAAAGAATGGCGGGGAACTGCGAAGCATCAACTTCAAAGGAACCGGCCATTTTTTGTGTTTATGCGCATTTGTTTCACAGGTGCATTTTATTATAAAAAGATTCCGTGATATAATGTTTCCTTTGCTTAAATTATAATATCTTGGTTTCAAAAAAGTATTGATAAAGCTAAAATAGCATGCTATCCTAATAGAGTAAGAAGATAAATATATGAATATAGAGGTATGTAATAATGAATGATATCGCTTCAAAAACAGCTAGTGCCATGAATTTAATAAACGCTATAGGATTCCAGGCATTTTGGAACAGAATTAAAAATTATGGAGTAGGCGCTCAATTTTCTGTTTCAGATGTGTTAGGGGATTATGTACAACAAATACGTAGCGCTGGAGGTAATCTCGTTACCTTGGGAAAATTAATAAGGAACAATGTTAATAATGGCAACTTGTCTGGAATACAACCTTTAAACACTATTAAAGGATCAGCGCAAAAATATATAGTAACAGGACCGATTAAGCTAAAAAATTATTTTTCGGTTCCGTATTATGAAAAAAAACTTACAGATCCTAAAGGAACAATCAAAATTGCACCAAACATTTTGTTCGTTTTTTGTAGCCACGAATCAAAAAGAGGGAGCGACGATATTACATTCAAGATACTTACTGCACGATTAAATTCGCAAAATCAAATTGTAAAAGAATCGTTGCATACATTTAAAAAAAAGATTGAAAATTGTGGATTAATTGAAATAAATCAAAATAATTCAGAGTTTCCGGCTATTCAATCAGTATGGCACGGATTTGATAAAGTAAGTGGAATGGAAGAGGAGGAAAAACTTAAAGGCATAGCAGAAGTTCGTATTATTGGCACAAATGCACAAATGATGAGAAGAGTAGCCGGTTGTTATTTTGATACATCATTAAATGCATATGCATATACGCAATATATTCAATCTCATTTTATGATATTTATGAAAGGAGAAATAAAAGGAATTCAAACAAAAGTGTCTTTAGCAGCCTGCGATAAAGCAGAAATGAAAAAAATATACGATTCCCTGATATAAAATATAAAAAACATAAAGGAATGAAAGAAGAAAAACTCTCGTTCCTTTTTACTTTTTAAAGTGTCTATTTTTTACCCGGAACATATATAATATATATTTTTTTATACACTATTTTGATTTTTACATTTTTTATTCTTTTTATTTTTTAGATCTGACATATTGGATATGAACAAATTATGAAAAGTGGAGGATACAATCATGACAAAAAAAGCATTAAAAAAGTTAAGTGAAGAACAACTCGAATATTTAAAAACAGCGTCTGTTTTGCTTGACCAAGCAAGAAAAAATAATCTCAAAGAAGAATTTGAGAGAAATGCCGGAAAGCTGAGAGGATTCTTAGAATGTATGTGCCAAATGAAAATTATTTCAGATATAGAAGTCAAAGCATTGTATTTATGGTTTTTTGAAAAAAATCGAGCATATGATATTTAGTTCCAAATATTAAATCTTTGATAATCATAAATATCAGATGATTATGCATAGAACGGCAAACATTATTGAGAAAGAAAAATAAATATTGAAAGCGAAAGGATGAGAAATTTTCTCGTCCTTTTTTTATTTTTAGTCCAGGAATATTATAGTGTCTATTTTTTGCCCGGAACATATATAATATATAATTTTTAAAGGTATTTAATATACTTTTTTTTTATTTTTGTGTTCTCTATTGCCTCTACTTATTTCTTCTATTTTTCAGAGATCTGACATATTAAATATGAGTTAAAAACAAAAGAAAAAAGGAGTTTTTACAATAAAATTTTGCTCTTTATTTTTAGAAAATAATCAAGAGTTTCTTTAGAAGAATGGAGGAAAAACATATGATTTGTGAAAATTGCAAATGCAAAGACGAATGTGAATGGTATGCATCATACAAGAGGATTGAAAATGAAATTTATTTAGATATCGGAACTGGTAATACATTAGGCAGAGCATTACTTGCAGCGATGAGTGATAATCAATTAGAACAGTGCGACTATTTTGAATAACAAGATGAAACGATGATTTACTGTGAAGATTGGAGGCGATGATATGAAGCCATATATTATATTAAATGACGATAGAGACTATATTGATACAATTGAATTTCAGAAAAAGAAACAAGAATGGGAAAATGCAGGAATGAGTGAAACAGATATAGAAGAACTAACAAGTATTTATCATAACTTTGATGTATGGGGAAATGACAAAGGATGCGATTATTCAAATATGGAAATTACTTACAATGTGAGTGAACTGGGATATGAAAACTGTGTGAGATAGTAAAAAGGAGATAATAGCATGGAAAATAAAGAAGAATTAGAACAGAAATTACAGCAAAGATATATGTGTCAGGGTATGGATTCATTTACTGCGTTATGTAAAGCATCAGATGGTGTGAGAAAATCGAAACAAAAGAAATACACGAAAGAGTATTTTTTAAATAAAATTCATGAGCACGATTATATACTACAAAGACTTTGCGAGCATATTGTTTTACGGCCAAACGATAACAAACGCAATTTTGGAGAAAAAGGATTCAAAAATATGGTTGAAGCGGTAGAAGAAACGTTGGAACAACAAAAGGATAGCGAACTTTACAAATATTATTATGATATGAAAAATAAGGAACATGCTTTCCATAGCTTTGAAAGATGGCAGGTATGGGGAAGAAAGGTTGGTATTAAATAAATGGAAGAATGGAAAGAAAAGGAAATTTCCTCGGAGGTGGAAATATAGATAAATGTAATTTTAACAAAAGAGGACTTGGACTAATTGAGGATATTTAGAGCACAAAGAACTATTTTAGTAGCCTGCGATAAAGCAGAAATGGAAAAAATATACGATTCCCTGATATAAAACATAAAAACATAAAGGAATGAGAGAAGAGAAAACTTTCATTCCTTTTTATTTTTCAAAGTATCTAGTTTCTGCCCTGCACATATATAATATATAAATTTTTAGTAGTTCCTATAAGGCTTCTTGTATCTAAAAAATTAAAAAACCTTTCTGACATATTAACTATGTGAATTTAGTTGATTTATCAGAAAGGTTTTTTGCTTATGCAGAATATTACATCCGAGAACACATCTATTTATTATGATAAAACAAAATATGCATTTGATCATATACGTGAATGCGAGAATACAGAAGAATATTATCAAGCCTGGAAAGAAGCTGGCAAACAAAAGAACGAAAATGAATTTGATACATTTTTTAATGATACTAAGAAAAATGTTATGCAGAAATTTTTAAAAGATTGTTTTCATGCCGATGGTCTTACAACCGGAACAGTTGTGACTTCTTTATATCGCAAAAATGATGGATATCGTATTTTTGTAGCTGATGCTAAAAAAAATTTCCCTAAAAGAGAACGAACAATTACTTTAGCTGAACAATTACTTAATTTCCGTTCACTGAATAGAGGAGATTATTTTTTGAAAACGGCTTTATTTTATCATTCAAATAATAATTCTTATTCATCCAGAAACATTAAAAGCTGCTCAACAATGATGATTGATATTGACGATTGTGCTGATATGTATGACCTTCCTGAAGACAAATGGACAGAATATGTATTTAATAAATATCCATTATTTTATAAATTTACACCTACATATTTTCTGGCAAGCGGTGGAAAAGGTATTCATGCTATTTACACCTTTTCTAATGATATTCATGATTATTCAGGTATTTTTCAAATGATCAATAATTTACTCGCAGTTATTTTTGAAGCCGATATGGTTCGTGTTGGAATGTTTAATTCCACTCGTTTGCCTTATTCTGTTAATCAGAAAACAGGAAGAGAGGCACAACTCTTTTTTAGAGGACAGGTATTAGATTATTCTTCCTTTAGAGACGAGATTTTAAATTATGCAGATGAAAAAAATCTCATAAAGAAAAATGCAGATGCTCCTCACAAAGAATATGATAAATATACACATGGAATTATGGCACAAATTCATTATACAGAAGGAATTTGCAAACATTATCAGACCGAAGCTTTGACAGAAGATATTGCTGAGGACAATTATGGCTCTATAGAATCATTATTAGAGTCTTATTTGCGCACTTATGGGGGGCCAAAAGAAAAAAATTGTAAGAATGTAAAAGATAAGGAACTGTTTAAAAAATACCATGCTTTGCTGAAGGTTCAGCATCCGGTAGGAAAAGAGCGGGATCAGTCTACCTGGAGTGCGATGCTGCATGATGAAAGCATTCCATTATATTTACGTGCAAGATTTTTCGATATTCATAGAACTATTCACGAAAATGCCGGAAATGTTATTGGCTTCAGAAACAATATTTTAACTATTGTGGCCAACTCGGTGCGATTAATGGGGTGTTCTGAAAAATTTTGTGACATCATTGTTCATCACTATAATAGTTTTTTTACAACACCATTAAAAGAAAGCGAAATCCAAGCCATTCTCCGATATCAATATAAGCATTTAGTTTTCTTCAATAATATGAAAATTGCCGATATGCTAGGTTTATCTGACTGCACGATAGAACATAGCTTAGTAAGTTATACTGTTGAACAGAAAAATAAAAGGCATAACAATTATGAGAAAAAAAGAAATTCTGTAAAACGTAAAGAAAGAGGATTTGGGAAAAAGTTATCTCAAAAATTGATTGTATTTGCAGAAGCTCTTGATTCAAATAAATCTGTTAAAGATGCAGCTGAACTTGCTGGATATTCCAGATCTAACGCTTATCGTTTATTTAAAGAATATCCTTTCTTAAAAGAATTGAAAGAAGGTCGATTTACTTTAAGTGAAACAAAAAAAGAAATACATACTCTTGCCAGAGCAAAAAAAGCTGGAAAAAGTGCTTTTAATGCTTGGAAAGTGGGTGCAAATTTTATTTTAGAAGAAGATGATCAAGACGAAGAAGAGATGGCATATGATGAATACGGTTATGATTTAGATCTTACAAAAAATGAGGGATTATATGCTGATGCAGACGAAGAGGCTGATAAGAAAGGTTTGCCATCTATTGACATGCAGATCGCTAATGACCAAAAATATAAGAATCAATATCAGATAGATAAGGAATTGGGAACAGGTCATGGAATGTCTTCCTTAGATGACTTTATTAAAGAAATGGCTAATGCCATGGATAAATGCATTTCTGTCACCAGAATGAAAATGGAAGAGAAGGAAAAAATACAAAAAACTAAAACAGAAATATCAAGAAAAAAGGAAAATATAAAAGGTACAAAAATTATAAAAGATGTAAAAGATATTAAAAATCTAAAAACAGAAAAATGTTGTTTGAGCGATCTAAGAAATAGTGCGTGAAAGTCAACAAAAATGCTAGATACATTAAATTTTCATTTATAATTTTTGTCTAGTGTTTACTTTTTGCTCGACACATATATAATATATAAGTTTTTATACATTTTTATTGTTTTTTTTGATGCTTGATAAAGATATAATTTCTTTTAACATATCTGACATATTGATTGTAAATACACAGCAAAAGCTCTTGCATTTCATTACCTACAAGAGTATATTAGAAAGGAAAAAGAGAGTATGACAACAGGATTTGAATTATTTACTGAGCAAATTGGAGAAATTATCATTATGGCAACAATTATTGCGGCTTTAATTGCTGCATTATCTTCGGTTTTTACGGCATTTATGGAAATTAGAGAGCACCGCAAAAAAGTTAATGGTAAGATTTTAGAGGCGGTAGAAACTGGTGGAAGTTTATCAAAAGAACACGATCAATTAGGAAAAGATCATCATGAGATCAAGTCTTTACAAAAAGATTTGTCAAATAGCATTAGAGCAATGCGAGAAGATCAAATTCGAATGCAGGAACAGCAGAAAACTATTCGAGAACGGCAAAAAGACATGGAAAAGGAATTGCCAAATGAGACTGCGTTCGTGATGGAAGCACAAAAATTATATCAAAATTTGTTTCAAAAAGAACTTAAAATTCATGAATTACAGGCTGATCTTGCTAAATATCAAGAAAAGAATCTCATTTTGCAGGAAGAGCTAAATCGAGTAAAAGAAAGAAACCGAAAATTGCAAAAAGAAGTAGATCGAAAATCTAAAGGATACGATAATGGCGATTATGACAATTATGATAATTATGATGACTATGAAGATATGGGCATTTAATGACGTTAAAAAAGTTTGCGAATAGAATAATTTTGATTTAGTTATTGTCATATTACTATAAAGATAATATTAAAAATTTGCAAAATAGAAAAAGGAAAAAACGATGAATTCAAAAATACAAAAGTTAATTGATGAATCAATTTTGCAACAATCTGTTATTCAAGAATTAGAATATAATATCCAAAAAATGCAAGATGAATTAAGCAAAGAAAAAGATGCAAATTTGGAAAGAGAAAAGAGTGCCATTAGTATATATTGTTCTGAAAATAATTATGCGGATGTAGTGAGAACACTTGATCTTTTGTTGAAATATCCAGGGATGGCCGGTCATGATCATAAAACTGTTGAAGAATTTAAAGAGGCATACCCTCAAAAATTAACAACAAAAATGATAATGGATTTTGAAGATATCAAAGATTTGTATAGACGTTATTTGGAATCTGGAGGAGAAAATGATGAGTAAAAATTATATTTTTCGTTTGCCATTAGATTCTAATGCTGTAATAAAAAGATTTAAATTAGAAAAAAAGCTATCTAATGATCGAACAACTATATATCAAAATGATGAAATGAGATTTTCTTTTGATCAAAATGTTTTAAGAATATTAGTTTTTAACGACAGTGAAAAGAAAAAAAATGAATTATACGATTACTTTTATGGAGAATAAATAAATGAATAAAAAAATAGATAGAGATACAATTAAAGAAAAAGATAGAGATATAATTAAAGAAAAGATAGAAAAATCATTAAAACAGCTAGATATTCATTTTTCTCAATTGCATTATGTAGATGATATAGATGATAGTTTGGATTATAAAGTTGAATTACCCGCTACAGGTATTTCAAAAGTATTAAAAACAATACCATGTATCTTTTTTGTAAATTTAGGAAATAAAACAGCAAATTTAATAGCTTTAAATATTTATCGAATAGAAGAAGAAGATAGCCTTAATAATATATTATCAATTGTTAATGAAGCGAATGCCCGAGGAAGAAATGGAACATGGGTAGTTTTTAATGTTAAAAATGGTGAAAATATTGAGAGACAAATTGGATATAGAAGCACTGTTTTTTGCGGAAGCGATTTTAGCAATTTAAATGAAGAATCTATAAAAGCTCAATACGATTTTTTTATAGCTAATTTGAATTATCTAATTGAAATATTGTTTATTGAAAGGAAAAGGAACAATTAAATCTATATGGAATTTAAAAAAAGACCAATGTTTATTGTTATCACTGGTATTATAATTGCTGTTGCAAGATATTTGTTTCGATATATTGATGACTCTTCTAAAGAATTAGCAATTTTGATTATTATGGCTTCAGTGAATTTTGTCGCTTTAGCAATAGTTTTGTTTTTCATTGACTCAGAAGCACAAAACATATGTAAAAATAAAATAAATAATTCTGGAATAGATACAAAAAATAAAAAACAGAGATTAAGGAAATTAAATGTTATATCTATTGTCCTTATGATTTTATATCTAACAAGCGGGATTTTTTACATGGTAAAATTCAAAACGACTGATTGGAATGATGTAATATCTATTATTGCGTTATCATTATCTATCGCAACAAATGACACGGCTGTTTTACTAGGAAAAGTATATTGGAAGATTTGTTCTTTTAAAAAAGATAAAAATGATTAATATTTTTTCCTGTACCGAAAAATGATATATAAAAAATCTGACATATTATAAGTGTCCAATGGGAAAGCAAAAAACGAATTGGCAATAATCTACTTTACATTTTACAATAAAGCATAATATAAGGAGAAATGAGTATGAGAAAGAAAAGAGTAGCAACAATGCTGGCAACAGCAATGATTTTATCCAGTACACTTGGAGCAACTGGATGTGGAGTAAAAGAATTAGCACTTACATCTGATAAGGTAAGTGTAGAGCTGGGAAATGAAATTGACACAAACGTGGCTGATTATGTCAGCGATGCAGATGTAGCGGCAGAGACAACGATTGACTTCTCTGGAGTAGATACCGCTATACTTGGAACGTACACGGCAACAGTAACATACAAGGATCAGACGGTAGATCTTACTGTGGATGTTGTTGATACAACCGCTCCGGTAGCAGAACTCACTTCTGAGAAGATCGTTCTTGACGCCGGCGAAGCACTGACGGCAGAGGATGTGATCACGGAAGTGACAGAGGCAAGCAAGAATGTAACGGCTGTATTCTCCGAGCAGGAGACAGAGGCTGCCGCAGAGGAAGCTGTAGCAGAGGGAACGGAAGTTGTGGAAGCTACAGAGAACGTAGAGACAACCGAGACAACCGAGACAACCGAGACAACCGAAGATGCTATTTCTGAGACATTTGTTCTTGGAGATGTAACTATTTCAAATGATGAGATTTCTTTCGCAGAGGCAGGAGAGTATACTATTATGCTGACACTTTCCGATGCGTCTGGAAATAATTCCAACTATCCACTCGATGTTATGGTTGGATTTGCCCCGGTATTCTCCGGAATCAAGGAACTGGAAGCAACTGTAGGAGACGAGAGTGTTGATTATCTTTCTGGCGTAACAGCTGTTGACTGCAATGGAAATGATCTCACAAGCCAGATTGCTTGCGACGATTCCGCCGTAGACCTTGGCACAGTCGGAGAGTACGAAGTGAAGTACACGGTTGTGGATGAGAATGGTTTTACTGCAGAGCAGACAGCAAAGATCGTTGTAAAGGAAGCTGAAAAAGCTGAGAAGACAGCCAAAGATACAAAGACAGACAAGACAGGAAAGACAGCAAAATCTGACAGTGCAAAGAGCGACAGCAAGAAGACGAATTCTACTGCAACGAGTACCGGAACAACGAATACGAATTCCAGCTCCAATTCTGGATCTAGTTCCAATACAAGCGCTAATACAAATGCCGGATCTAATTCTGGATCTAGTTCCAATTCCGGTTCTAGTACGAATACACCTTCTGGTTCTAGCAATTCCGGAAACTCTGGCAGTACAGGAAATTCCGGCAGCGTGAACGTAGGAAATACTGCAAGCACACCGAGTACAGACACAGGAGCAAGCAGCACACCGAGCACACCGAGCGAGAGCACTTCTACACCGAGTACGGATACAGGGGCTACGAGTGGAGATGCAGGAGCAAATAGTGGTTCTAGTGACAATGGAGCAAGTAGCACGCCATCTAATTCGATGCCAGATTATGTAATTCCTATGGACCCAAGTCTTGGAGATAACAGCAATGCAGATCCGGGGAATGGCGTCGGATGGGACGCTACAGTAACCGTACATTAAATGATAAAAAGAAAAGGATAAAAACGGAAGCGAGTTATTCGCTTCTGTTTTTTGCATATGAACTACAACTTTGACAATGATATGAAATTACGATAATATATAATATATAAAAATAATGCATAAGAAAGGGAGCTGCTATGGAAGAGTATCAATTGGTAAGAATTGCAAATGTTGAAGAGTTTGGGGTTTTTGTTAAATTCGATGGCGAAACAAAAAATAGATTATGCTATCAAAAAAATTTAAAAAACGTGATAAGCGAATATCACAAGAATGATTATATTTGGTGTAAGGATGGAGGACAAAATGAAAAAGGAAAACTGGCTATAGAATATAGGCATGTTGAAAAACATAACATGTACGATGAATTTAAAAAGATATTTTCGAAGGGAGATATAATAAAAGGACGTGTAAAAAATATTACAGATGAAACTGGAATATTTATAGAAATATATCCGGAAGTAGATGCGCTGTTGCACAAAAGTAAATATGATAAAACTATAAAATTAGAGACAATAAAAGAAAAAGATATTATAGAAGTAATGATTGATAATATCGGAGAAATTGAAACAGGCTTTAAGAAAAGAATTAGAATAAATTTAGTACCAGCACCTAAAGGAATGAGGCTGTTATCAAAAATTAAAGATGTTGAAGCAGATGATTTCTTAAAATTTGTGGAAATAACAGCTGTTACTTATAAAACATATAAAAGTATAACAGAAAATAATGAATTAGATAATGAAGTTATACGTGAACTTATTAGCATATCTTATAAAGAAGCTGCGAAAAATAATAAGATTTTGTGTGATAAAACAGAGTATATATTTGAACTTAAAGGCAAGACTAAACATGGTGGTCGAATGGCTGTAACAGTACAGAAAAACAGATTATGTTTATCTGATAAAAAATGGTATGTAAGTCGGATAGGATCATCTTCAAAATTAGTCGCAAATGCTATAAATCTTTTTGCATACATAGATAATTGGTCTTATTGGCTAAAGGAATTAGATAAAATGTTATTGCCTGGAGAGAATTGGGAATACCCATCTGTTTTTAATTCAAAGAATTTAGAGTCTCCGGATGAAGACGAAAAAGAATATTTTATTTTAAAACAATATCTTAATTATACTTTTTATTGTGCAGAGCTTCAGAGACTCATTAGTTTTTCAGATAAAAAAGATTTTGCTGCATTTAATACTGGGCTAGTAAATTCATCATATGATTATATTTATATGTGCTTTTCAGCTTCGGAATCAAATGGCAAAAAAGTATGGCACTGCGAAGGATTTACACAACTTGGAACTGAATCATTAGGAAAGATAATGCATCGTCAGATTGCTCAAGAAAAAATTCCTCCTCGGGTAAATTTTCTTAAGATCAACTCAAAATCAGATGAAGATATTCTTAGAGATATTATTTTTGATACATCGAGAGCTGAATCGCTGGAAAATGGATGGGACCAGAATCATATTTTAATAGATAATATTTCAAGGCTTCCGCTTGCCCTTATTAAACGTTGCTGTAAAGAAGAGGATTTTTCAAAAATTGAAGACAATATTAAAAACATTGAAGAAAACAATGATGTAAAAAATAATTATAATAAAATCCAAAAGCATGTAGAAGAAAATGTTGCTTTTAAAAATCGTTTAAAAGAGAAAATTGATAAAGCTATAAAAATTGCAATAAAGAAATGTGAGTGGAATTACAAAACAGCTATTCCTATTTTTTATCATGTTACAAATTCTATTGATTTATTATTACCCTTATGTTTGTCAGATGATGAACAAATAGATAATGTAGATACAGCCTTAGTGGTTAGCAGAGAATTGCCATCCGGAAATTATCAGGGACAAACGATTTTAACATTGCCTATGGCCTATTTAGATGCTCGGTTGATATGCCGGCCAAACAGTGAATGGCTAACTCCAGAAAAAATAAATGATAAATAGTATTAGAACATTATGAGCAATATAAACAAAAATTTTGTCAAGATTTTTTTTCTTCAAAACGATTGACATTTGGATTTTTTAGGGTATATTATAATAATATCTTGTTTACCATGAGTAGAAGGAGTTTTCGAAGACGTCTTAGTGTATAAGGCGTCTTTTGCTTTATAATATCCAGCTTTTCAAAAAGTTCTTTCTTTTCTGACATATTATATATAAATCTAAAAGTCAGAAAGGAAAGAATTTTTTATTATGGACAGAAAATTAAAGATCAGACAAAAGATTAGACCTCATTCATGCGATCCTTATAACCCTTATGATTATGAGTCGCATGATTCTCAAGACAGCCATGGCTCTCATAATTCTCATGGAATTCATAAGTTTGCGGCACGCTTGTCAAAGTCTGTCAGGCTTTTCGGATTGCTGGGGCTGTGCCTTGCCGCCTGCATGGTTGGACATCCACAGCAGGCTATGGCGGCTACGTCTCCAACGGCAGAAACTCCAGTAAATACAAATAAAGAATTTGAAGCTTTGCCTATATATGGAGATAGCGCATCTGCTGTCGGCCGTTTTCAGTTCAATTATACTGGAAACATCAATTATTATTCCGCCCCTTCATCGGGCAGTGATGATATACAGATGTTAAATAATGTTCTCTCCGGATATGAGACAAGCTCCATGGGAACTTTATACGGGGACGGCAATACCAGAATCGTAAAGGCATATCTGTTCTGGGAGACACGAAAGAGATACAACAAATGGGATGAAAGTTCTAATCATGTGGCTTTTATGTATAGAGCGAATCAAGGTATTTACGGTATGAATATTTATCCCGATCATGTATATGTCGATGACCGAAAATCAGAATTTGTTGGTGGAGCATGGGCAAATTCCAGACCAAGAATTTATTGCAATATAGCAGATGTTACATCAATTGTACAGGCTTATGGCTATGGCGATTATTATGTTGCAAATATTCCGATCTGCCGATCAGGCGATTTATATGGATCAACTTCTGATGCCGTATCGGATACCGGTGGTGGTGGCGCCCCGGGAGGATGGCAGTTAATTGTTGTTGAGGAGAGAGATGATCTCCCTGTAAGAGCCATCGCGTTGTCTGCCGGATCAAAATTCCGTTTTGGAAATTATGACTGGGAAGGAAACCGATATGGATATAATGATACAGATAGAGCAATGGTAAATATGGAAGTTGGTCTTGGGGCTTTGGAATCTAAAAGAGAATCTCCAACAGGACAGGTATTATTCGGAGGCATTGACTCTGCTCATGGGGAAAATACTAAAAAAATTTTTGCATATTCAAGAAATTCTTCAGGAACAGAAACTACTTCTTCTGGAGGTGAAATTTTAGACGGGTTATATAGATCAGGGCAATTATTTTGTCCAGAACAAGATATGGGATCAGTGCTTTATAATATAAATAGCGGACTCGGATGTGGAGATTCTGTTTTTGGAACAAAGATTTATGACGTTAGGTGGAATACACAGCTATATATCGGTGCTGCGATTGATATTGCTTTCCCTGATTTTACATCTACTCAGACGACTACGCTATCCGATGGTAAAGCGATTATAAACGGAACAATTAAAAATACATCTCCGGAGGATAATACCGGAATTTATAATGGCGAATTAACGGTAGTTCTGGATCAGAACCTGTCGGCAGAGAATTATAGCATTGTAGTAAATGGCAATTCCGCAGCTGGCGTTGCTGTGCGCCAGGGAACGATAACGGACGCAGACGGAACGCAACATAATACGATCACTTTTTATGGTGGTGGCGTGGCAAACTTTTTCAGGGATGACGTAATTGAGTATACGATTATTTGCCAGATCAGTGGATACGCAGATGCATTTTACAACAGAGACCAATTCAATGGTTATTTACGTTCCGCAGGAACAAATACCGGATACTGGATAAATAAAGCATGGACATCATCTTCTCATGTTGATTGTAAATATAATGTAACTGCAAATGCAAATGGCGGTACATTATATGATTATCCGGGAACGAATGTATGGACAGTAACATCTACTTTCCCGGTTAAATACGGAACGAACCTGTATGATAATATTGGAGGGTTATCGCCGAAGCGCGATGGATACCAATTTAACGGATGGTATACGAATCCTACTGGCGGAGTACAGGTGTATGATGCAAATGGATACCGGGTCAATAATACAGGGTATTGGAAAGACGGCAAGTGGATTTGCGCAGGAGGCATAACCATTTACGCACATTGGACTGCTTTAAAATCAAATTTAAAGATCAATCCAAATGGCGGAAAATGGAATGGAAGCACTGCCGCGCAGACTTTTAATCAGCAGTATCTTACCACGAAAGCTGTTCCCGATCCGATACGGACAGGCTATAATTTTAAGAGCTGGACGAAATCAAATCCTTTTTACGGAAGCTTTGCAAATAAGGTATACACTTATGGGGCAACGCCTTCCATTACCGATACTTTAACAGCATCATGGCAAGCGCAAAGCTATACACTTTCTTTTGATGCAAATGGTGGTACAGTTGGCACAAAACAGGCAACAATTACATATGATTCTGCAGACAATCATGATGTGTCTTGGAACATGCCGTATCTTAAAGGACACACTTTCCTTGGATGGTATTCTGATCCTACTGGTGGAGTACAGATTTTCAATGAAAATGGACTGTGTGCAAATGAAGGAACGTACTGGAAGAATAACAAATGCTGTCATGTAGGCAGTTATACGGTATATGCTCATTGGAAAGACAATGAATATACGATTCAGTTTGACCCGAATGGCGGTGGCGGAACAGACATCCCGGCAGTAACGGTTCATTACGGAGAGACATTTTCTTTCCCGAATGGAAATGACTATTACAAAAAGTACACGCTTGACGGAGTAAATGTAACACAGGGTGTTCTTGATGGAACGATTGACATTGATGGAGAAGTAATTGGCAGCCCGGACAGTGACCCACATGCAGACAGAAATGCTTATGCATCCATTTACAGGGGATGGGGATTAGAAACAGCAAAGGACGGATATACTCCGCAATGGCAGGCTTATGAAACAATCAGCGTGGCATCACTTGTAGAAGCTGCCGGAGTAACAGATGTAAACGGAGGGAGCGTAACGCTTTATGCCATCTGGGATGATTGTCCATGGATTTTAGCTTCTGACAGATATTTTACTTTGAATGAAGCCCACAATGGCGTCATTACAGAAGAAGAGATGTTCAAAACTGCGAAAGCAACGGATACGGAAGATGGAGAAATTCCTCCGGGAGAGAATTTTATTTTAATCGATTTCGATGAAAATGAGCTTTTAGAACTTCCATGTGAAGCAACTTTAAGAGTCATTTATCAGTCTACAGACAGTCAGGGATCTATATATAAGAAGAGTGTTTATATTCATGTCGTCGATGATCTGGTAAATCCAGATGATCCAGATGATCCGGCGACCAGCGCAAAATACCAGTCATGGGTGTATCCAAGATTCATCAATGCTCAATTCTTCCAGAATGCCGACGGATCGTTAGTACCTGAAGAAAAAGGCGGAGTTGTTAAAAATTCTGTTTGGAGAACCGATCCTGCAAAAACTGCATTATTGAGTGAAACCTTGAAGGCAGAGAGAACAGACCAGGAAGTAAGAACTGTACAGATCGGAACAGGATCATTTGATGTGACGGTAGCTGGCAGTGGTTCATGGACTTCCGTTCAAAATATCTGGGAATTTATTCCAGAAGATGTGGAGAGATCCAAGGAGTTCGTTAAGAACCATGGGTGGGCGAATTATGTAGAAGCGGATGGTTTAGCTAAATGGCTTCAGGAATTTGATGACTGCAAGAAGAAATAAATTAAACGGGAAATGAAAGGAAACAAATAGAAGAGGAAAATATAATAAAGAAGAAATGCAAGAATAGCTTTAGGCAGAAATGTCTGAAGCTATTTTTGCATTATCCAATATAGTATTGTTTCTTTTACATTTTTTTTAATTGATCTGACATATTATATGAGATGATATAATATGGCAATAATTGTAGTGATTGATTTTTTATAGGTAGAGGTGTTATATTATAATTATAATGTTTATAATGCTCTAGTTATTCCTATAAAGAATTAACGGAGGAGCAAAATGGACGATAATAAAATTTACGAAAGCAGAAGTCTAGAAGGATCAATTGAAATGAGTGGTAAAAGGGACAAGAATAAAAATAAGGATAATTGTAAAACTGACAAAATTGAAGATAAAGATAAAAAATATTTATCAGAAACAGAACTCGAGCAAATATTAAAAGCAATTGATAATAGAATATCAGAATCAATTGATAGTAAAACACGAAAAATAAACATTAAAAGTATACTAGCTATATGCGTTAGTGCGATCTCAATTGTTGCCACTATTGCGGGAGCAGTAACAAGTTATGTGCGACTTGAAAATAAGGTAGACAATTTATGTGAAAGAATGGACCGGTTAGAAACAAGAATAGGCACACTTGAAACTGATGTGGACGATATTAAAAAATATTTGTATGAAGATGGAGGGGTACAGGATCAATTAGGAACAATAAATAGCGCATTAAATATTAAGGTAATCGCAGTAGCAAATGAAGAAACGATTGATATTGTGGATGGAGCGAGCATAGAAAAGAAAGATGTAAATTATGTTACATCTTCATTTACAGACGATACATGTATTGGTGTCGATACAAAAGGAAATGTGTATCTTGCTGAAGACTTAATTGATGAAACAGTTTTGCTAACATATAATGAAGATGATAAAGAAATTTTCTTTTTGGGACAATATAATAAAGAATATCATTGGAATGGCTACTGTGTAACAAATGCTTATAATTCTGATGGATCTCTTTATGGAATTTGTGAGTCGAATTTTGATGATGGGAACCGATTAGACTACATATCTTTTTATAATTCTGGAAACAATGAATGGACTTATTCCAATCGAAAAATAATTGATAAACAGAACACCGGAGTAACAAAAATTTATTCTTATATTGATCAAAATGTAAAGGATTTTACAAGTAAAAATGTCAGAAGAACAGATATTTTATATGCAGATAAGTATATAGAAAATATACAGCCTTTATTAGTAAAATATTATAAAGGAAATACAGTTGATGGTTCTTTTGATGATTCAACAGGAAATGCTTATGAAGTAACGTATAATAATGATGGAACAGTTCGACTATTATATGTGGGTAATTTTTCACATGGATACTGCAATGACTCTACAGGAAAAGCGTTTTCTATAGCATATTCTGATGAATATGGAGCATATTTTTGCAATAAAGGAATATTTTCTCAGGGATACGCAAAGGAACATTCGGTTACATCAATATCAAAAGAAGAAATAAACGACTTATTAAAAAATTATAATTTTGAATGTGCGTTAAAGTGGAAATGAAAATATAAGTGTAGAAAACGAGAGGCGGAAACCTTTCGTTTTTTATTTTAACATTTATTTGAAATTTTTCTGACATATTAAATATGAATTGAAGGCATTAAAATTAAAGAATATAGGAGGAAAATATGGAAAATACAAAAAAAGATTCAGAAAATATTTATAATCCGGAAGATATTGATATGCTAAGGTTATTTTATGAAACACTATTTAAGGCGACGGAGTATCATCCGCATCAAATGCTAAACCTTTTAGCTGACACGCCAGGCATTTCTAAACGAGATTTGGAAGATATATATACAGAGTTAGGAATTTCAACAGTCATTGTAGATAATTATTTTTGTTAAAAGTATCTAAGCCAGAAAAGGAAGCAAGATAGCTTCCTTTTTTGTTGTAAGCTCTATTTTTTTTAATATCTGACATATTAGAAATAGAAATGAAAATAAGAAAAATGGAGAAAACTGTATGATAGAAACAAAAAGTAAATTTTTACCTGGATGGACATGGATTCATTTTGAAGATGGAAGCGGAAGTTTAAAGGACTCTAATGGAAAAGATTATTTAAGCTATGATCTTTGGACAAGAGAATATAAGATCCTCAATAATAAATGGAATTTTTTCCCAACTTATCCAGATCATATGAGCAGAGAAGATTTTATTGCTTATATAGAAGGCGAAATTTTAGAAAACGAAAATTAGAAAGGAATAGAAAAATAGGAGGAAATGATGATTGAATTAGTAGAACTGGTAAATGAGCAAAAGTTAACAGGTATGTCAGATATTGAAATTATTAAAAAGTTTTTTGTTTTAAATGATTTAGAGGAGGAGGCTATAGATCTAATTGGATATTTAGCAAAAATAAAGATAGAAAAAGAAAAACAAAAGTATGATTTGGCAAATACCTGGATCGGTTGCCTTCCATCAAAATACTTATATGCAAATTATGATTTGGATATTGCTGATCATCTTCATGGATTGGAATTAAATTATTTAATGAATGGAGGAACTTTGTCAATTAAAGAGTTGGAGTGGGCAAAAGAGAATGTTCCTAATATTATAAGACCAAAAGCCTATTTTAATCCATTAATTGAGTGGCTTGAAGAACGAGGAATTAGATTTTTGGAGGATTAAGAATGAAAAATATCAAAGCATTAAAAAAAGATCTTGAGATTGCATCAGAAAAAAAGGAAAAGGCACTCAACAATATTGTGGATTTGGGTCAGAAGCTTAATCCATTAAACACAGAAAGTAAGTATATTACTTGCCGGAAATGTGGAAGCCGTTTGAGTGTAGAATACATGAGAAAAAACACTCGTGCTTTTGTTATAAGCAGATTAAGATGCCCTATTTGTTATAGTGACACATCGTTGTATTGCGAGACATCAAATAAACGTTTAGAAGCTGCTCAACACAAATATATGAACGCAGAGAAACAAGAGCAAATTTGCAAAAATGCATTAGATTCGATGTTAGATTCGATATTGAAGAACGCACCTGCTAAAAAGCAGGTATCTACAAATGATGTAATTGATAATGCAATCAAAGAAGTTGAGGAGCGATTGGAAATTATTTATAGTGAACATAAAACACCGGATTATGTTGAAATTAAAGGGGAAATCGGTGGAGATATGATTTGCTATCGTGTTTACAATGATGGGAGTATTTATGAAAAATAAAATTTTTAAAGAGAAGTAAGGTTTGGTAACGGTAACAGAAATTTACGAACACACATATTTGGTGGACGCAAAATCAGATAAAGATGCAGAAGAACTTGTGGCGACCAAATCAAATGGATGTGATGTATTTGAGGATTATTGCGAAACCCAATATTCTGTAAGACTCCCAGAAGGGGAAGATTTGAGCTTGTATGATACGTGTGAATAGAAATGAAATAAAACAAAAAGGCAGCTGAGGAGCTGCCTTTTCTTGTGCCAAACAATATTATAAATTTTTAATAATATTATCCCAATAAGCTAACTTTGCTCTGACAACATCTGGAGATGTAGTGCTGGATGTTGGAAACTGCTTATAATCTTCGTTAGTATTGTAATTCTGTACAGCTTCAATAAACTTCGAAAAAGATTTTTTGTTACGAAGAACTTTTCCTCCGGCATATATAATCACTGGCAATGATGTAGGAGGAATATTCACCTTTGCATCTTCTGGAAATGCCGGTAACAATTTATCCATTGCTTCTCTTAATGAATCAACTTTTGCCTGATCAATATGATTCTCGTGCTGGTCTTTTAGAACATAGCCATTTTCATCTTTTTTCTCCGGACAAAATTCGCCGCCATACCAGAGAACAAAGAAATCAATAGATTTTTTGGAGAAGTTTGTGAAGTCCAGATCTTTTTCTTTACTCGTCTCTGTAAGCATAAGAGCTTCACGAACATAATCTCTTGCAACATCATTTTTTAATTTAGCAGGAGAGATGGTCCTTTTGAAGAAAGGATGTTCGGCTAAAGAGAATACGATTTCACTTACTTCATCACTTTCAATTGCTGTTCGTTTCTGAGTACCAGACATTGGCTTGCCATTATTTTGACGACGGTACATTTCACGAATATCTTTTTCTGTGCAATCTGTAAAAACATATAGCTGCACTTCATAATTAAGAATTGCCTGCTGAACCTCTTCATCTAATTTACTGAATTTTTTGCCTGCAATATCATATGTCTGTTCGTGAATCTTTACGGCAGCAAAATCTTTAGGAAGACGAAATCCGTCGGCAATAAATGAAACAAGGGTAGAACCTCGCTGCACACCATCGAATACATAAAACTTTCCGTCTTTTTTCTCTACTCGAATAGGATCGAGCGGAAGCGGCCACAAAACAGAATCAATAAGTTCTGCCTTAGCTCTTGTATTCCAAAGCCCTTCCTGACGTTGCAATTTATGGTGCATATTGATTGTGCCATTCTTTACATCTCTTACAAATGACTGCACCGTTTTGGTTTTTGGTGAAAATTCCATATAATGGTTCCTCCTTTATAAAATATAAAAATTTTCATTTTTTCTAAATTCAACATATCACATATAAAAACAAAAGTAAATATATAAAAAACGCAAAAAAATGAAAATTTCGACAAAGAGGCGACCATGGGTTTTTGTTAATCTATGGGCTTTTTGCTATGCTTTCTGACATATTATAATTAAAAAATGCAATTAAAAAGAGGTGTGATTTATGGAAAATACAAAAAAGAATCATGAGATCAATAATATTGCCAACACAACTGGACGAGCGACATACAAACAAACGCCTACAAAAGTTTGTCCTGATATGGAACAGCTTTATTTTGAACTGGAAGATCAGGAGCATGTTTTCCAGGTAGGACTTAAAACATTATTGGAATGCATCCTTTTTGGAGCAAAAGAAAAACAGTTGCCTAAATTATCGCTTACATGGTATAATGAAGTTTGTAGTAGATATGATATACCCTTAAGTGAAATATGTAATATGGATGAAGATGATGAAGACGATGAGGAGGACGTGGATAATTGAAAAGTTTTGTGTTGTTTAGCTCACGAGAAGAGTCGCATTCAATTACGGAAAAGGAATTTGAGAAATGGACAAAAGGAGAATTCCCATTTGTCCAAAAAGACAGTGAAAAAACACGATATTATGCAACATGCCCAGAATGCGAAAATCCAATACAAATCAGAGGATTGTATGGTAATAGCAAGAAGTACGGAGCACACGCTGGAAAGGATGTAGATGGGCTAAACCCTTTTAACTATGAGAATTATATCTATTGCCCTCGATCTGTACAAGGACGGCGCATTCCAAAAGAAACAAGAAAAAAGACAACAAGCCCTAAAGATATAACAATTTATAATGTTATAAGAGATAATTTTGATCTTATAATAGAATTTGCAAAAAAGCATTTGGGTTATTATATTTCAGATGATAGTGCGAAAGAATGCTTAAGATATTATTATGCTTCAGAAGGCTGGCTTTATCCTCACAGTACGGTAAACAATATTCCTTTTATACTTTTTTATATACAGTCCGGTTTCAATCCTTATGGTTTATGGATTAGAAAGGGAAGCTTGTTAGAAAAGGCAATCCTAAAATCGAAAGATCTGAAGTTAGAAAAAATAGATGGTAAAGCTGAAGAGTATTATAGCAAACTGTTGCCTAATAGCAAAAAGTTCATGGCTCTCACTATGATGGTGTGGTCTCACGAATTCGCTGAAAATGAAAATGGAGAATTGCATGAATCTGTAAATTTAGAAATTTGCAAAAATATAAGTGATGATCCAGAAAGATATAAATGGGAAGAATTAGTGGAACAGAAGATAGAAATTCCAGAAGCAGAATTTGTTAAATTCATTAACTCTAGCCACAAGTACAGAAATGAAGAATTGGTGGGTTATGCTCGTCAGTTAATGCCACCATTAGAATTAGTTCAAAATAGACAAGGAGTTTAAAATTTTCTGTACCGAAAAAATATTTTTGAGATATCTGACATATTAAATATAAAAATAAAGAATAAATAAAATAAAAATGGAATAAAAAGCATAAATAAAACAAAAAAGTTAAATAGACAGCAACAAAAAGGAGAGATAAAATATGTTCGGATTTGGAAAAAATAAAAACAAAGTAAATGGAATTGATTTAAATGATGTAATTGAATTACATAAAGTGCCGGAAGACTTTCATCCAAAGGGAGAAATTGGACAGTATGTTTTTATGAAAAAAGAAGATTACCAGAGAATCAAAGATTTAGGTTTAGATTTATTGGAGATGCGCGACGAATTATTCAAAGATGTCCCCAAAGTAGAAGATGATCCATTATATTCTATTTTTGATGTAGATGGCAAAGACCGAAGAATTATGACAGAGGGATATTATTTTAAGAATCTTCTGCCTATTATTAGAATTCTATGTACTATGAAAAATTATGATAAGAATGGAAAATTCTTAGATGAAAAGACAAGAATAGGGATGGAAAGAGAATATCAGAATTTAATACATCACGAATATGCTACAGATTTTGCAAGATCTTATGATTGTGATCTTCACGGTCTTATTCTAGCAATGGCAATGTCTGGATTTGCAAGAGCAACAATGAAACCATTTTGTGATGAATTATCACAAAAATATCGTGTTTTAGTGCAGGAAAAAATGGATAATCCGAATATTGCTCATAATTACAAAGAACTGGAGAGGAAAACCAAAAACATGAATGCTTTAGATAGCGTTTTTGAATTTGGCGAAACGAGAACGCTCACCAGTGTTTGGGAAAGTTTTTGGGGCTATAAAGCCATTGGAGCATATTGCAATGATTTGGATAAATATATGAAATTCTTTTTTGATCTTCGGATGAAGTGGGGATTGCATGATGGAAAACCGGAGCATGATCCTATTATTGGAGAAATGAACAAGATCTTAAAAAATAAAATGACGCTGATGCAGGCTTCGGATGTATATGCCCAGATGCATTTTGGATGCAAAGATTTTTCTGAATTTTTTGAGACTGAAGATCCTGTTTTTTTAGATATTATGTATGTCCATCGTAAGGATAAGGAAGATGAAAAACTTGATTTCCCCCAGCTTGATCCTAGCCCAGATACGCAGAAACGTTATACTAAAATAATGATGGATTACGTTTCTGGATTAAAAAAATATTATTTATCCCATATGTATGGTATTGATGAAGATATTTCTTATTCCGGAGACATCGATATTATTACTAACGATCTCAAAATGTGTTTAGAGGCACACTTTGTAATGGCTTTTTATAGGTGCGCTTGGAATTTACAAACTTTTGATGAGTTGCGAATTTATGACGATATGGGAAATCTAAAGCTTCCTCCAAGAAAAGAATTAGAAGAGCAGGGGTATATTAATTTCAATGATGATGGAAGTGTGAAAAGCCTTGTTGAGCATAATATCACTGATGTAAAAGGTTTTATTGCTGCAAATGTTGATATTGAACGATCAATTTCTTATTTAAAAAAGGCAAGAGGAGAGACATGTGAAACAGCTCTTGGAAACTTAATGGCATTTCCTACAGCATTTTATTTAGATTTCGTCGCAGTTAATATGGCATGCTTAGGAACTGAAGGATATGACAGACCGTTTGATGACGCTTTCGTTGGTAATGGAAGAGTGTAAAAGGATTGTATACGAAATCTTTAAGATTGTATACTTATAAGGACTTATAGGATTTTTTCAGCGATGAAAGGCGTAAAATGTGGAGAATTACCATGCACAATTTCTAACATTGCTAATAACCTTAAAAAAAGCGTAAATTCAATATCTACAACAAGAGCGCAATTAATTAATAAAGGAATTATTTATCCAGTAAGATATAAAGAATTGGATTTTATGGTCCTAGAATTTTTGGGTTATATTCAAAGACTTGATGAATATCAACAATGGATCAAAGGTTAAGTGTATAAAGTTAAACGCTGATATGAATGGCGCATTAAATGTTGTGTTAAAAAGACATTATGGATGAGAATGCTTTGTATAGTAGGAACGAGGTGAGCGTGCTTGTAAGGATAAGGGAATTTAATTAGGAAACTTCTTGAACAGAAATATTTATCTCTAAACTATCCATTATTTTATGATGGGTAGTTTATTATTGATAAGGGGAAAAGTATGATGACAATTGTTGTTGCAAATTTTTTACCAAATGCATTTTCGAATGATCAAGCAGAGCAATTAAAAGAAAAAATAGTAGAGGCATTAAAAACAGATGACAAAATCATTATAGATTTTAGGGGAATAACAAAATTCACGGCATTATTTTTTAATTTTAGTACAAGTTATTTCCTTAGCGTTATGGGAAAAGAAAAATATGATAAAATATTTCAAGTGATAAATTTAAATGAACTTGGACAAAGTACGTATAATCATTCCTGTAATAATTGTATTAGAGATGAAAAAAATGGAGATTCTGGCATCCGTTTAAAAATAGAAGATATAATAAAAAATGTTGATGATATATAAGCGATATAATAATTACGACGGTTCTAAAATAAAAGCATAGAGGCGTTTGTCGTCAATGATTTTTCTGACATATTAAAATAGACTTGAAAAAATATTTTTTTATGATATTATATTTATATATTAATAGTAAAAGCTTATAGAAGTATAAGTGATATCAATTAGCTGCCGAATGGCAGAGGGGGAGTTATTTTAACTCCCCTATTAATTTTCATGGAGATGTAGGGAGCAGCGTTATGCAAAGAACAATGGTTTTTATTGATTATCAAAATTTTAATATCAATTTAAAAAAGCATTATGAGAATAGTAAAAATTTTAATCGTATAGATTATTTGAGATTGGGTAAAGCCATTAATGAAAAAATTCCTATTAAATCTGAAGTAATAAAGACATATCTATTTGCCTATAAACCATGCGATACTTTAATGACGTTAAATTATTATTCTAATTATTACGATTGGTTAACTAAATTAAAAGTAACTCCATATTTAGAAATTATCGAAGGAAGACAAGAAATCCGGATTCCTGACAAAGCCGTATTTAATATAAATGATCCAAGTACATATTATACAGAAGAAAAAGAAACAGATATAAATTTAGCAACACACATGGTTTCAAAAGCATTCCAAAACGCTTTTGATGTTGCAATTTTAATATCTGGAGATACCGATTATATTAAAGTAATAGAAACTTTGCATAGCATAGGAAAAGTAGTTGTAATAGCACATTTTAAACATCAAAATATTAGCCGATATAATAATTTGTGCGATGCACATATTGTTTTGTATGATGATATTTTGGAAAAAGCAACAATAAAAAATAAAAATGATTCGGAAATTGATTCAAAGTAATCAAAAAGATCTTATAAAGCGTGGAGCATAGGCACACACAGAAATGTGTGTGTTTTTTATTTTTTGAAAATCTGACATATTATATATAAAGTTATTATTGTCAAGCATCATAATCAGAATATTATAAACCGGTTATGGTGCTTTTTGTTTTTAAGGAGGATATAGTGTATGGCAAAAAAGAAAAGCCCGGAAGAAATTATTAACCAAGAAGTACAACAGACTCAAGATTATATGAGCCAAGCAAATCAACTCTTTCGTGAAGCATGGGAATTGCAAAAACAGGTTCCTATGTGGGACAATTATGATTTGTCTGGATTAGACGACAAAGCAAAAGAAGCGCTGCAAAGACAAGCTCAATTATTGCGAGATATTGCAGAACAAAAATTTAAAAATGCGCAACAAATTATTGACATGGCAAGTAAGAAGAAGGAAGAAAAGAAAGAAAAATATCTTGAAAATGGGAAAAATGTAAAAGAAATAGCTCCTAATGCTTCTCATTTTAAATTGAATTTAGCAGAGAAGATTCATGAAATCGCGCTTGATATTCGGAATTCCGTAAAGGAGACATTTAATCGTTGGAAAGAAGCTGTTGAGCTTACTGGTCAGAAATTGGAAACAATTAAAGACCATGCTGTTGAATATCGGCAAGCAGTTACAAATGCTAAAAAGGTTGCAGCATCTATTAAGGCACAGGACAAAATGTTTAATGCAGATATTAAAATGCTGGAAGCGCAAAAAGAAGCAATTCTTAATCGTATGAAAGAAAATGAAGTTGCTGTGATGAAAATGGATGATAAAGCGGAACTTCTTTATGAAAAAGCAATGCGTCAAAATGAACGTGCATATAGTCTGGAACTTTTAAAAGCCGGAATGACAGGTATTGCAAAAAATATGTTTGGTAAAAAAGAAGAGGTTATGCCGCCGATTATGGATTATTCTACACCGAAAGATCCGGCAGCAGGACAGATTAAAGATTTACAGGATATTGCTATTGCTACAGTAAAAGAAAACCGCGCAATGGAAAATGAATTAAGATCTATCGAAAAGGAAATTGCTCTTAAGACTATTTTACATGGTCAGATTGAAATTCCTGAAGGAATAAGTAAAGAAGATTATAATAAAGCTACGAATCGTATTCGTGATGCGTTAGTTTCTAACTTAGACCAACAATTTGTATATGGCAAAATTGATGAAAAGTCGGCAACATTGTTTGCTGATTTGGCTAATCAAAAAGATGAATCTGGAAAATATATTTATGATGTAGACCAGTTAAGACAGATTAAAATTGGCTTAGAAAATAAACAAGAAATTGAAAAGTTTACTAATCCAGAATTATCGGCATATAAAATGTCTATTATTCGGGGTATGGATGCGCAAGATATTCCACTAGAAAAAAATGTTGATGAAATTGTAAAAATGGATTCTAAAGATATGGCTTTGCTGGCAAAAGAATCCATTGAACAGTTTGTAGGAATAAAAGAATTCGCAAAAGAAATTTCTGGTGGAGATGTAGATGTTGTAGGATTGATGAATAGTTGCTATGATTCTTTGCAGCAAACACAAGGAAAAAATGAACCGGCTAGAGAAGAGGACATTGCTCAAGCATTCGCTGAAGGAGCAAGAGAAGTTGCCGAAATTGTAGAACAGACGCAAGCTGAATTTGCTAAAGAGGCTCAAATGGAAAATATTGAAAAAATGAAAGAAGATATGGAACAGGCTGGAATCTATTCTAAAGAAGATATTAAGACGATTTGCGATTTAGAGACTCAATATATAGAAGAATGCGAAAAAATCGCAGAAGAATATGGAAAGGGTACTGAAGAATATGAAGCAAAATGCCAAGAAGCAAGAGACGAATGCGACCGGCAAATTGATGAAATTGATGCTCAATATGATTATGATGAAGTGGAAATGGATTCAGAACCGAATAAGGATGCAGGGATGGACATTTAATAAAGACTAATTTGTAAAGGAAGAGTGGTTATTATTAGCCACTCTTTTATTTTTGACTTTTCAATTCCTTATTTGATGATGCTCACTTTTTATGAAATTTTTCTGACATATTATTATCGAGAAAATTCAAAGAAATAAAAAAATGTGATTTTCTCAAATTGATCAGTTTTGCATAATCGCAAAAAAGGGGCCTGGTCAAAACATAATAATCAGAGTTTTAAAAGGAGAGTAAGAAATGCCAAAAGTTGTAGAAATCTTATTAGACATTACATTGGTTGCTGTAATCATGTCTCTGTTGATTGTTATTTGTTCTGCGATCATGCAAAGAGGCGGAGTTGTGGATACTGGATTCCAGGAAATTATCACTAAGATCTTTGATAATATCAAAGCACAGCTAACAATATAATAGCAAAAGGGCTATCGACAAGTCCAATATATAATTTTATAAAATCCCCAGGGCATTAGCTCTGGGGAATGTCGAATTAAAAGCATTTTGAAAGGAGAAAAAATGTTTGGTAAAAGAAAAAATACAGCCCCAATAGATATGGGAACAGAAAAAGTTTTAAATAATGACATTCTAGAAAATACTTCAGATGAATCGTTAAATCAAAATGAGGTTGCTTCTAATTCTATGGACAACGACAACGATAACGATAAACAGAATGTAGAAATTCAAGAAATAGAAAATCCACAAATGGAAAATGAAGATCACAATTCCCAAGAAATTGATGAAAAAGAATCATTTGAAAAAACATGGCTTTTGTCCATGGATGATTTTGGTCCATTGGCAAAATACATAACGGATGATGACATTACAGATATTGATTGGGATTGCGATTCATTATGGATTAGACGAGCAACTAAGAGAAGAGAAAGGGTAAATGATCCGGAAGTCACAAAAGACTTTATTCACAATCTTATAGAACGAGTGGCTATTCATGAATCAGTTCCATTTAATCCTAAAAATAAATCTTTTTGTGCAGAAACAGATACCCTTCGTATTACTTGTATACACGAGGAATTAGCTAATTCTGGTAGATGTATTAATATTAGAAAATCTCTTCCAAGATTACGCTTTACGGCGCAAGAAGCTTTAGAGAATAGGTATACTTCTGAAAAAATTATGTCGTTTATAATTAATTGCATCAAAATGCAGGCCAATATTGTGTTTTGTGGATTGCCTGGATGCGGAAAAACGGAAGCGACAAAATTCTTTTCCAGCTTTATTCCGAAATATGAAAAAGTTATAACTGTGGAAGATCAAAAAGAATGGCATTATAAATCAATTAACCCTGGAGCAGATGCTATTGAATTAAAAGTCAAGAATAATGAAGATTACGAAGAAGCAATTATGAATGCATTAAGACTGACGCCTACATGGTTAATGATCACAGAAGCAAGGTCAAAAGAAGTAGAATACTTGAAAGAAGGCATGACAACTGGTGTTCATTGCATCACAACGCTTCACACAGATGACGTGAGAAAAATTCCTATTCGTATAGTCGGAATGATGGGAAATAATGTTGATAAAAAGCAAGAAACAGATGAGTTGTACATGGTTCTTGATCTGGGTATTCATCTTACAATAAAAGAGGATTCTGATGGATTTATTCATCGAGAAATTGATCAGATTTGTTATTATGACAAAGACTTAGTAACTTCTGAAAATATATGTCACATGATTGTAGATAAGGGACAGCTTTTTGAAGAAAATGTACCGGATAAACTCCGAGAAAGAGTTCAAGAAGCAATTCATAGTGATGATATTTTCTCTTGTAAGGAATTAAAAGAAAAAATATCAAACAATTAGCAATGCTGAAGGGAGGTGAGCGGGAGTTTAACTCCTGCTAGAATTTATGGAGATGAATTCAAATAAAGACACTAAGAAAAAAAGACTTATATTTTTGACACCTAAGAAATTAAAAAATGAGTTAAATCAAATGGGAGAAACATGTAATAAAAAAGAAGTTCTTTTGACAAGCGGGATTCTTTTACTGTTAGGGCTTTTAATGATGAAACTATTTGCACTAAGACCAATATGTCTTATTCCTATTTATTTATGCTTATTTTATATTTTGCCGTTTATTTTGCTTAATAGCAAAAAAAGAAAATATGAAATTCATAGATTTAAAGATGCCAGTTCATATTTATCTCATATGGGACAATCTTTTCGAGACACTAAGAGTATTCTTACATCATTAAAAGAAACAGAAAATAAATATCGTGAAGGAAGAATGAAAGATACATTACAGGTTGCTATAGCGACTATTCAAAATTCTTCCAACATAAAGAATGGCGAAAAAGAAGCATTAGCTTATATAGAAGAAATGTATGGATGCAAAAAAATGCATTCTTTTCATGATTTCTTAATTAAAGCCGAAACTCGTGGAGGCGATTGCGAAGAAGAATTGACTCTTTTGGAAAAATTAAAAAATGAATGGGCCATGGCAGTTGATAATGGGTATCACGTTTTTAAATCTAATATATACTTGTTATATTTTGAAATGAGCATCTTATTAGGTGTATTGGCATTTATCCAAGCGCAGCTTCCATATGATTTTTCTATTCGTAATATGAATGTAATTCAGGCAGCAAACGTGATTCTGGTTTGTCTGTTTGCATTTATTTTTAAATTTTTCGATAAAAAAACTGCAAAAGACCTTTTGAAAGGTCCAAAAGAGATGTCTTCAGAAGAAGTAGAAAAAGGATTTGCGACTATTGCCAAACTGGATATTCCAAATAATTTAAAGCGAGGAATGCCTTACGCTTTAATTTTTCTTGTATTGTTTGGCGTGATGTTCTTTTTCGCAAGAAATGTAGCTATTTTGGTAATTGGCCTTGTTGTAGTTTTAATTGTTTTGAATATTTACAATATTTCTTATTTTGCATTTTATCAGCAGATTAAAACAGAGTTGCAAAATGCGTTTCCGGAATGGGTATTTGATGTGATTTTATTATTGCAGAAAGAAAATGTTCAGGTTGCAATCATCAAATCTATTGATAATGCGCCTCCAGTATTGCAGCATGAATTGCGCATTTTGCAAACAAAGCTTATTGACGCTCCAACAGACTCAAATTCATATTTAACATTTCTTGATCGGTTCGAGATTGACGGAGTAGAGGATGCTATGAGAACTTTATATTCTATCAGTCAAGGAACTGGCACGAATAAGGGCATTGCAACAATTGCTGAGGCTAATATGCATTCTTTGGCTGAAGCTGAAAAGAGAAAAATTGAAATGAATAATGCATATTCAACAGCATACATTTATTTGCCAATTTTGCCTTGCGTGTTTGCATTAATCGTATATGGCGGAGCGCTTTTATATAATGTATTTACTACAGTAATGCAATTGTTAGGATAAGTGAATACTAAAATAGTTCCCACGGTATTTTACCGTGGGAATATTAAAACAAGTGTAAACCCAAATAATCTATATGAAGGGAGAATATGATATGGGAAAAGTCATTGAAACAATATTAGATATGGTACTTTTGATCATTAGCACAATATGTTTAATCAATATTGTCGGAGCAAATAATGACTCTATTGCAGCAAGTAATTATTTGACAAATGCTCAGGAAATCATTTCAGCCAGCAATATTAACCCAGACGTAATTGCTAATTGCAAAACAGATGCTTCGTCACAAGGTTATTTGTTAGATGTTGCTGTATTTAATGAGGATAGTTATACAAGCCGCTATGCGGTTATTACATTAAATTATGATTATAAAATAGCTATGTTTCAAATAAATACACCGCATACAAAAACAGCAATAGCTAGATAAGAGGAGGCTCTGTTATGGAGAAAGTAATTGAAATAATTTGTGAAATTGCACTATTGGCTGGAGCAGCAGCTTATATTATCCAGCTATTTTATAATATTTTGCAGATTGCATCAATGTGGTAAAGCTAAATTTATGGAAAGGGGAAAATCGTTATGTCTGAAATTGTAAAAATGATAGGAGAAATGGTTGTGGATAAATTTCCTGTTGTTTTGATTATAGGGATATTTTTAACATTAGTTTTTAGCGGAGGATTACGAGATTTTATATCTATGTTATCAAATTGGATGCTGGGATAAAAGGAGGTGTTAAGGGAATATGTCTAATTTAATAAAAAAAATGGCAATTATTTTATTAAGTGCAATTATTTTTGGTGCATTATTTTATTTTATTTTTTTTAAATCTTATACGTCAGAAGATACCGAAGGACAAGGAATTTTTGGCACTATTGGGCAAAATGCTGAAGACCTAACAATATCTTCTGGTGACAAGCCGGATGTTTCTTTCAACACCGAACTGTCGTATATATATAAATTTAATGGTCATCGAATTTATAATGATAGCATTACGGATATAAGAGATTTGTTCACTATTCAAGAAGAAAATAGTACAGACTTTGTTGATGGGCCTTTGGCGACAACATTTTTTATAAATATATTAGATGTTAAAAATAAAGATGGTCAATCTGTGCTGACGATGGTTGACGACTTTAATAATGCGTCAAATGGATTATTTGAATATTGCAATGCAACAAAACAATTCCGATGCGTAACAAAAGGAACATATTACGTCAATGCTGAGTTATGGGACTCAAAAGGACATTTTAAGAAAGTAACTCTTACCATTCTTGTGATCTCTCCGGAAGTCACTTATAGATAGATGGAGGTGAATATACATGAAAAAAATTGTAACTAGTCTTGCAGTGATTGTTGCTTTTGTTTTTTCGATTTTGATAGTTTATACTATGAGTGGAAGAGAATATAGAGAAAATGAAATTACGCAATCTACGATAGCTGCCATGGAGTCAGCAATGAAAATTTTATCTGACACTGATAAATACAAACCTGCATCAAATGAAGAATTTGAAGCGGCTTATATATCGGCTTTTTTAGAAAGCGTTGATTCTAAAAATGAGAAATATTCAATAAATGTTGTTACGGCAGATTATCAAACTGGGCTTTTGCGGGCTGAGGTAGTAGTTGATTATAAGCACCTTAACGGGAATGAAGCCAGTATTTCGGTTGACCGAACAATGATTTTGGAAAATAGTCAAAATACTTTACCTGAAAAAATGAGAATATCATTTAGTATAGGAGACAATATTTATCGTGAATATTATTTAGAAATTGGCAAAAATTTGAACGCTCCCAAAATCCCAAATAGCGCAACGGGAACTATATGGAAAAAAGAAGATGAGACAACTGTTAACCCGGGCGAGAACATAGAGGTATCTGGAACAGCTTCTTATATATTACAATAATTTTTGTCAAAAGGCTTTTTGCTAGAAATAGTAAAAAGCCTTTTTTGCATCTTTTTACCGCAACCTTATATTTCAAATTTCAGACATATTAAAAAATGAAAGTTACATTTTTTATTTATGAAGAAAGGAGAGCAAAAAAGAAAAGCAACAAAAATAAATAAGAATAAAAACCGTAAAATTATTTTGATCAACTGCGCGATGCAGAAAACGAAAGGATATTATTTATGAAGAAAGGAAAAGATTTTAAAATTATCAACGTTGCTAAAGTAGCCGGAACTATTCGTAAAGATCGATCATTTAAGTTTACTGACAAACCAGCTTACAATGTTGTAAATATCACTGTGCCATTTTTAGGAGAATTTCATATTTTTAAGAATTCTGATGAAGAATTTTATCTTATTGAAAGTGGAAAAGTTAAACAAACAAAGAAAAACTTTTTCGCCCAAAGAAAGGTACTGATTGCTTCAAATGGACAAAAGAAATTGAATGTTCGAGGAATGTTCACACCTGGAGATTTTATAACATTTTGGTATAACGAAAAGCAGAATGTTTGGTTTTTAACAAAATCCACAGATGAAGAAGTACAGAATTATTCTGCTTCTCAAGTTCCTGGAATGGTTTCTAAAGATGGAAATATGCTTTACCTTGGAGCAAAAATTATCAAAAAGCTTCAGGCAAATGAAAATGAAATTGTTTGCCGTTTATCAGTGAAGGATAAATGCTTTATGGATATTTTTTCAGTATCTAAGGAAGAAGCTAAAAACATTCCATATCTATCGGACATTACAAGAAAATTTGATTTCCCTGCTTTAGAAGAATCGTCTTTTACCTATCGAACGAGCTTTAACAATTCACATATTTATTTGCCGGCAGCATTTTTTGATACAGGCAAATTAGAAAAAGGAAAGACATTATCTTTTTATCCAATGTTAGATCGGAATGGATATTGTGTAGATGTAGATCCGGTTATATGTGAAGTATGTGGACGGCCTATTCAGCGAAGAACAGAAGTTGTAAAGACAATTGATGTTTCAAAGAAAGAAAAGGAAGCAGCGTTAATTGTAAGAAATGAAATTTCGTCAACTATCAATGGAGCAGAAGCAGGTATGTATTTAAATTCAAGTGCTCAAAAAGTATTTAATTTATTTGAACAGGCGGCAAGATTGATGGAAGAAAATAAGTTACTCATTGAACAGCTGATGGGTAGCGAAAATTAGCAATAAACAATATTAAGAATAAGAAAGATGAGGAAATAGAATGAACGAATCAATAATAATGAAAAAAGGATTACCTGTAAAAGAGGAATATGGAATCAATAATGTTTTAGCAACAAACATTAGTTTTCCCACAGTAAAGAATTATGCCAATATTTATTCGGAAAAGAATGGAATTCGTTTTATTCTTAGCAATGATCCGGATTTTAAAAAAGCTGTAGTGGCATATCCATTAAGAAGAGGCAATGAAGTAGTTTTTCCAAAGGCAATAAAGGATAATATTAACCCGGTAGAAAAGACGAAAATCCAGAAAATTAGTATGGATGAATATTTTGTGGCTTGCACACAAAAGCGTATTTTAAAAAGGCTGCCAGGAATTTCAGAAAAGGATTTTAAAAATACTTTGATTCCGGATGAAAAGTCAATAAAAGGAACGCTTAGTGTTGATATGGGAAAAATCTTTTTCACAAAAAAAATTTGTCCTGAGAATCCAGAAGCAAAATACGCAAAGGTGGTGTTTCATCTGAATGATCCTCAGTGCATTGAATTGTCTTTTAGCGAAAAGCCGGAAAAGAGATTGATTTCTTTTGAAGGAGTAAGATCTTTGTATGGACCAAATCTCACAACTTTAACAGCGAATACCTTAGTGTGTTATACAGAAATTAATAAAGAACGAAATTTCTTGAGATTATCTGGAAGTTTTTTAAAGAAGCATGGTTTTATTTCTGAAAAAAAAGTGACGGCTGTAATGTGTAAAGAAGGTATTCTTCTTTTACCAGTAGAAAAGAAGAGCAAGATCAGCGGAAAAGTTTTGGATGGAATCGAAAATGCGGCAGATCAGTTAGAAGTGTGCGCTGGATGTGAAGAAATCATTCATGATGAATTGGCACAGAAACAGATCACAGGAGAAGAAGGCTCTATCGATAAGTTAATGAGCTTTGCGCAGGATTTATTGAATCAGCAGACTGAAATCAATAAGCGTTTAATCTTTTTAATGGATGTTAAGAAAAAAGCCCGAAAATCTCCGTCAGAAGAAACAGCTCGGTTAATTAAAGAAATTGATGACTTTCAGAAAGACATGCAGGAAACTACGGATTATTTAAAGGTTCCTGTCAAGTAACTAAAAATTAAAAATGAGTGCGTTGAGAAATCGGCGCACTTTTTTATTTGGCTTGTCGATTAAGAATTATATATGATATAATCTTTTCATCAATTGTTCTATGACGTCTGTGAATTGGAGGAATTCGTTTATGAAAAAAGAGCCATATACTTTCCCTAAAATATATGTAGATGAAGCATTAGCAAAACAGCTTACTTTTGCCCAAAACGAATACCCTGATCTTTTGGAGGAAATGCAAGTAGTAAACGATTTTTGGCAGATGGGAGTATTGGAACAATTCGCTATGTTTCTTGATTCTCATAGCCCAACAAATTTAGGGGCTGAACAATATCGACTAGCAAAAAAAACATTTAAAGCAATGTTATATATGAAAAAAGCAGAATTGTTTTTACAGAAAAACGGATATGAGGGGATAAGTCAATATATTAACATGGCGGAAAATCCCGGTCGAAGGATACAATTTAAAGAAGTATATCGGCAAAGCGTTGACGATCCATATTGTGGATGGGATTTATCAATGCTTAAAGATTTAGTAAATATACTTGAAAAATATCCGCCAGGCGAAGGCCAGAAAAAAATGATTGAAAGCTTTTCAGAGAGAGCAAGGCAAAAACGTAAATTAGACGAAAAGAACGCTGGAAAGAATTTAATAACATTTGATAACTTGAGTTTAATAGATACATTATTAGAAGTTGGCTGCGATTATCTAGGAAAAACTGTAGAGGAGCTTGAAAGAGAGGGAATAGAAAAAGAAAAAGAAGAGGCTAGGAATCAAGAGTTCAAAGAATTCTTTCTACACGGTGGACCGATTGACTGGGACACTTGGGATGATTGGGACAATGAAGATGAAGAGAGCAATGATGAGGATGATTACGATGAGGATGAAGATGACGGTGATAATGATGAATAATAGATGCGTATTATATTTCAAATAGCGCAACTAAGAACAAGTCTATTAAGAGCAGCCAATCACTGCTCTTTTTTATTTATAATAACTTGTTCATTTTTTGCCCGACACATATATAATATATAAATTTATATACTGTTTTTTATTTTATTTTTTGTGAAATTTTTATTTTTTCCTTTATCTGACATATTATATTTGAAAATATTTTTTAAAAGAATTTTGGAGGATATAATATGAAGCATATTATTACAACAACAACATTTTTTGATTCTGCATTAGGAAAAGTAGTTTCTGGAGATTCAACAGACATTATTATTTTTGCGAAAATTAAGGACGTTGTTCCAGTTAGGCTTATGCAGGATGTTACAGAAAAAGAGAATTTAAAAATCCGCGTAATTTACAGTGAAACAAAGGAAGAGAATTTATTGTGGCTTGGATCGCTCTTAGGCGGGAAAAAAGAAGATGATGAATTTCTTCTTTTAGGAGATGCATTAGCTCTTTCTGATTCTATTAAAAAGGCATATGGAATTAAAACAGAGGTTCCAAAGAAGGAAAGAAGCGGAAGCACCGATGCACCAAAGAGTAGACGAGGCCGGAAAAAAGTTGTCTCAAATACCGAAGAAAAAGAAGCAAACGTGTCTCTTAACAACAAGTCTATTGATGAATCTGTTTCAGTTAATGATTCGGCTAATCCTTTGACTCCGCAGTATTCAGATGATGCAGAAAAGTCAAAGAAAATTTTAGAGGTTGAAAAGTCGGTTGAGATCAATCCTGTTGAGCAGGAGAAAGGTTTTACAGATCCTTTATCTAATAAGAATATGATCGAGGCATTCATTCGAGCAATGTCTGTTCGAGCAAAAGATTTGAAGGGTTATCAGTCATCAGATGAGGATTTAGCAACAGAGATTGCTTCTGTGCTGAAGCAGCAGGACGACTGGCAGAAAGAAGAATTGGAAGCAGCTTTATTTGATTGGTTCGGTGAAAACGGAGATGTAATTTTTAAATGGGTTAAGCCAAACATCAAGAAATTAAATGAGCTGGCTCACGCAATGTAAGATGTGTAAGACAAAAATGCTCAGAGTTTTTATACTCTGAGTATTTTTTTGTTTTTAAATATTTTAACAATATTGTTTATGCCAAATGACATATTTTGTATTTCTGACATATTAAATATGATTTAAAAAATAAAAGAGAAAAGGAGTTCTTTAATAAAATTTTAGATAATGCAAATTTGTAGTATTTTGTTCAACACTTACATTTATGGAAAATCCTATTGTAATCACAGAGCCGATGTCTGGAATTGCAGGTTGTTTTATAGAATTATTAGATTTGTTATTTGGAAAGGAAGGTTGAGTGCTATGGCAGAAATTAAAGATTGTATGAACAAGAAAATTAAAATAAGCAAAGGAAGTATCACTATCAAAGATGATGACAATAAAACTTGTGGAGTTGTACGAAACATTGTAAGTCTTTATGATTTACAGGCAAATAAACAGATAAATTATTATAGAAAGATTCGTGATATTGGATTACATGGAAAGATTAGTATAAGAGACTGCATTATTTCAGACGGTACAATGTATATTTTCAGAAATATAAAAAACAAATTGTTCCATGAAAAATATGGTTATATGGATGATAATGAGAAACAGAAGGAAGAAGAACAGGAAAGTATTTTTAATACAATTAAAAGCGCTGGAATAGAAGTGATTGAGTGTATATATTTATAGCATAAAAGCCAAAAGAAAGAACTGTTTTTTGAATAGAAAGCGAGGCACAAAATTATGTTGAGATATGGACGAAAATTTAATATTACGCAGGAACTTATGGGCACAATTGCAACTTATATGAATGATGATATTAGGGAAGATTTACATTTCAAGCTTGCACCATGTAAACCAGATTTGTTTTTAAGAGAATATGTAAAGAGAGATCCTAATTTTGAGAAATTTTTATACGATGAATTTGGAATTGAAATGGAGGTGTAACCATGAACGCTGTGCAGGAAGAATTGGAGAAAATGAGAATTGCACATCAGATTAGATGTGCAAATTACTTAAAATGAGCTATGTGTTGATTGAAGTATTTGGATTAACTGATAAACAGGTACAGGAAATTGAAAGAAATGATGGATTAACGAATGCAGATTTAGAAGCACAGTAAATAACAATTTCATTTTAAGATTGGAGGAATTTATATGTTAGATTATACGAAAATTACATTTAATGAGTTAGATAATACAGACAAGCCATTACAGGCATTTTACAACTATGATTTAAAAGAAAGCGAAATTGATAGCTTTTGGGAAGAGTACGCAACTGTTGAAGAAGTTCCAGAAGGTGTATTTGTTCAAAAAGTAGAACTATGCTTAACGATTTACGCACAGCATGATTTCAAATTAGAAGCTTGTTGTACAGATACAAATAACGAACAGTATTGGGTTGAAATCAATAAACAGTTTACAAATGCAGATGAATTTATTCAGATGATTCCCGATTATGGAAAGATAAAATTATAAAGAGGTGATGATTATGTTAGATATTACAAACTTATATGCATACAGAATTGAAGAATTGGCTGTTGGAATTGTAAAGGCAGAGTCATATGAAGATGCAAGAGAAAAGGTGAAAGCAGCTTATTTGAAACACAACGATTGCTTTGATTCTGAAAGAGATTTTATTGAGTTAAAGGAAATTGCAGAAGATGATTCGTGGTTTAGTGACAATCCTGATGTAGTTGAAGTCGATGAATTAATGTAGAAATAGAGTGATGATAATGGAAATTAAAAGTGTTGTAAATAATGGAGTGCAGATTCCTAACGAATGTACTTGTATTTGGTGTGGATCAAAAATGCAGCGTGGTGGTGCTAATAGGATGGGTGCAGGAGTTAATAGTTTTGCTTTATGGTGCGATAATTGCGGAGCTGTAGCTGTACATGCTTGTGATTTTGGAAAGAAAATTACTGGTTATGAAGTGAAATGGGATGTGAAATAGGCAAGTAAACAAGAATTTTTTGAAGAATGGAGGAATAATATGAACGAGTTAATAGAAATCTATACAAAAAGTAAAACCTTTGACAACATTAGTGAAATTATGAAGGAAGTCAACAGAATCAGAACTGAGATGACAGATTATACATTTGAAGAGATGGCAAGATATGTTTGTAAAGGGTCAAACGGAAAAAATATTCTTGTTGAACTTCAAGTATCTACAAAGTGGTGCAGAGATAATGACATTGAAGATTTTATTGATTTGGTTGCGTATGAGTTTGAAGGAGAACTTACTGATTATACAGCAGATGAAGAATTAAAAACAGTCAAATTCAGTGGAAATTGGAAAACTGCTATTGATCAGATGAAAAAGTTGGCTTTAGAAGTGTCTGAATAAACAAGAGTTTCTTTTTGGATTTTAGAATGGAGGTAGAAAGTATGTATACACCCAAAGCGATTGAAAAGAAAATCAGAAATTATACTGAATTTATTTTATTTCAACATGATTTGAATATTCATAGAAATGATACAAATAAAAAGATTTACGAAAAGATAGTTAGTAAATGTATGAGTGATTTAAAGAACGAAGAATTACTTAAATTATTTACTAATGACACTCAAATTAAATATTTTGTAAGACAGACAGCATTGTATTTAATTTTAGCGTGAAATGATGATTTTTTGAGTTAGAAAGCGAGGTAAATTATGATTACAAGAAAAATGATTAAGAAAGGTTTTGAAAACGAAATTATATCTATTGAGGATGATTATGCAGGTTGTATGGGAATCTGTTGTAAAATTGGGGATAATGCTTTTTACTTTCTGGGTTCACAAGATGACAATATCACAAAAGAAGAGTATTGGAAATCATACACATTGGATATGACAATCGATATGATTTTTGACATTCTTAAAGACTCTGAATCAGCAGAGGAAAATGGACTGGATGATTGGGAAATTGGATATTATGAATCGGTATTAAAGTAAATGAAACGATGATCTACTGCGGAAAGTGAGGAAATAATATGAAAGATAATTATAAAGTTATAACACTATGTGGTAGTACAAAATTCAAAGATGAATTTTTAAAAGTACAAAAAGAACTTACATTAGCAGGAAATATTGTAATTAACGTAGGATTGTTTGGACATTCCGGGGATACAGAAGTTTGGGCAGAAGGTACAAAAGAAATGCTCGATGATATGCACAAGAAAAAAATTGATATGGCAGATGAAATTTTCGTAATCAATGTCAATGGCTATATTGGAAATTCAACGAAATCTGAAATTGAGTATGCTGAAGCACATAATAAAAAAGTGAATTATCTTGTACATTAAGACTAAGAAACGGAAATTATAAAATGAAAATTGGAGGTTAATCATATGCGGCTTGAGTACAATGAGGAACAGGAAAGAGAATTACGTATAACAGAAATAGAAGCAATTCTTGAGAATGAATTGTACGAAAATGAAATGGAAGAGCATTGTTTGGATATTGAGTTACAGTTTTTGCAAGGTGACGAAAATGCGCATGGTGAGCCTTATGCTTACGATCCCTTGGTGTAGTAGACAATGGAGAAGCATATTATATATATTATAAATAAAGGCGAACATATAAAAAGAGGCTGGACATCCAACCTCTTTTTTTGGTTTTCATTGTGTTTATTTTCTGCCAGGTGTCTACTTTCTGCCCGAGACATATATAATATATAATTTTTAAAGCTATTCAATCTGCTTTGAATCACTTTTTATTTCTTTCGAGTTATTTTTTCTATTTTTTCGAGATCTGACATATTAAATATGATTAAAAAATAAAAGAAAAAAGGAGATTTATTGCGAATATGATTAGACTTTATAAAAATGAAAAGAAGAATAATGAAATCAAAGAAATTATTGCTGATTTAAGAAATTTAGCAGTTTTGAAAAAGAAAAAGAATGAAAATTTCAAATTAAAATTGGAGGCAAGTAGAATGAGTATTACATGGGATGAAGTGAAAACTAAATATCCTGAATATAGAGATCAAATGTCAGAAGAAAGAGAGATGGAATTTGTTAATGATTGCTTTGAATGCTATGAACAAGAAGGATTTGCAAAAAAGTTTTGGAGTCCTTTTAGTGATTATAAGGCGCGAGTTGGGCAGAATTTCGAGGTGGTTGAAAGATGCTCAACAAAAGACTCTGATTTATCTTCACTCCCTATGTGGAATATTAAATTTCAAGATGGTACTATTATTGGAGCATACCCTGAAGAGATTATTCCAAGTGAAATGAAAAACAATGGATGCACCTTAAATGGAATTGAATAATACGATAAATAGCATATTTTGAAAGGAGATAAAATATGAAATTAGGAGACATTTATATAAATAAAGAAAATAAATCAATTATTCAAATTGACAGTTTCGCGTCACCTATGGGAGATTTTACAAAAGGACATATTATTGTGTTTCGTCAGTTAGAGGAACATGGAGGAGTGATTGGCAGTTTGCCAAGTTTTAATGGATATGGTTCACAAGAAGAAATTGAAAAAGAATATGAGCTGTTAGTTCCACAAGAGAAATTAAGCGAATATGATGATTGGGATAAAGTATTCGAATTAGTAAATAATCGATGAAATTGACAGAAGTCGCATTTGACAGAAAGAGTGACATATTCTTTATTGGAATTTTGAAAATAGAAATATATTTAAATAGGAGGAAATAGTATGTTATTTGCAGTAGTTAAAAGATATGAAAGAAACGGTGTTGATTTTGCTGATTGGGAATATAAACCTAATGCACATGAAAAAATTTATGAAAAAATGATGGAACTTACAGACAACGATCATGAAATATCTGATGAGGCTGCATCATGGTGTGAATTAGCAGCAGAAGGAGAAATTTATGAGTTCGCAGAAGGCGAAGTTGAAATAACAGATATTGTTTAGATATTGGAGGATTTATTATGAAAATTAAAAGGAATGGAAAAGAATATCGATTAACGAGCAAAGAACTTTATCAGGCGCATCAGGAATTCGTAGTGAATTGGATGGCAGATGTAGCACAGGAAATTAGCACAAAAAAGATCTCAAGAAAAAGGGCTTTAGATGCTGCTAATCACGCTTACGGAATTTATAGCGAAGGGAACGGATTATCTGAATATGAATCTGTGGAGAAAGCCGTCAATGAAATGATCTAATGCAAAGTGAAAATAGAAGAGGTTGGTTAAAGAGCCAATCTCTTTTTTTGCGTAATTTATTATTACTTGGTTGCTTTATGAAATTTTTATAAAACCCTATATAGATAAGAGAGAAGCTATAGTAAGTACTACGGTTCTTTACGCACGGGCCTTCCGTCTGGGTCAGACGGCAAGGCTTAGATGCGCAAATATAATCTTTTTCTGCACATAAATATTCTCCTTGCAATACCTCAAATATGTGCAGCTATTTTAATGTTAAGGCCGCACCGGTAATAGAATCTGAAATAGTCTGCCAAAATTAAAAAATGCTGCAAGAATCTAAAATTATGGCAGAAATCTCAAAATAATGACCGCAAATAAGAATTTTTCTGCCAAGCATATCAATGAATTTGCCCGGCGTATCATAAATAACGCTGTATTTGCCTTAATAAGCTATTTTAGCATAGACAATATAGTTCCCCTCTAATATGACTTTAAAAATGCTGTTACGGGCAAATAATTGAATTTACGAGGATGTTATGATGCTCTGTACAAATTCATCCAATTAAATAATGAAAAAGCATAGAATATGCAAACAATATAAATGGCTAACCATTTGGCGATCAGTTCAAATTTTGCCTAATACGTTTATATGTTTATACACCTATATGTTTATGCGCCAATGCATCTACTTGTTGATGTAAAAAGTAAAGAAAAAGATAATATGATGCCTAAAATTAGTATTCAAAACATTATAAACTCATCTATTAGCTGACGTAAAATGGCTATAAGTAATCGCAATCTAGCACAACAATAATAACTGTCCAAGGATAAAATTAGAATAAAATACACCTGTATAATGATGTAAAATAATATTAGATATCCATATGCAGTCATAAGATTCTTTACATTGTCTCAAGCAGAATACATCATTATAATGCAGTAAAAACAACAAGGATTATATCAAATGCTTGTCATAAGTATTAAAATAAAATATGAAATCCATCATAATGTGATGTAAAAGCATGAAATGTAATTAAGATATGACATTAGAGTAAGATATAGTTATAATCTAAAAGCAGAGAAAAAACACATCAGTGTAACATTAAATAAAACATAAACCAAAAGAATTGTACAATTGCATAGTTGTACCGAAAAAAACTTAGAAAGATCTGACATATTAAAATAAAAAGAATTTGTATGGAGAAAATCATGAGAAAAGAAAGAAAAGAAAGAAAAGAAAGAAAAAATTTTTATATTGTAGGAAAAGGTGCCGAGAATCAGCAGAATGCTACTCAAAACGATCAAACATTATTAGAATATATTGAAGTTCAAAACGCCTATTTTGAAAAGTTAAGCGAAGAAGAACTTGAAAAGGAGATGAAGGCGTTTGATAAAAAAGAAATGCAAGCTTGCGAACAGTATATGATTGCAGCAGGGATTAGCCAGATCAGCCCAATTCCGCGAGCAAGGATCGCTCAGTTAATTCTCGCCAGTAAAACATATGCTGGGCGATTCCGGAAATGCAAAACAAAAGAAGAATTAGCTGACACATCAAAAACGTTGGAGGTTTTGCTCCAGCAGCTGGGATCTGCAATGTATAAATTCGCAGAAGATGTTCCGCAGACTGGAGAAGCGCCAGCATGTGCAGAAAGCATTTTTGATTTAGAGATCTTTAGTTTGGAGGATTTGCAGAAAGAAAAAGATCCTCTGGCTGATTATATTGACGATATGCTGATTTTTTCTGAAAATGCATTGCTTGAGTGTGAATTAGGACAATATGTAATTGCCGCCCCGTTACTTTGGATGTTAAGCAATCTTATGATGTATGGAAACATGTAATCATAAACTGTTCACTTTGGTTGATGAAATTTTACAAAATTAACTGTAACAATGAAAGGCAATATAATATGTTATTTGATAAAAACATAACGATTAAACAAGCCGCCTCTCTTTTGCTAAATTGCGGATTTAAGAAATGTGAACTCTGGACAGAGAAAGCACATGTACAGAGATATCATAACAGTAAGGCATTCCGTTCTCATATGATAGCATCCAAGAAAATGGATTTATTGACTGAAAGCGGATTAGACTACAAGACTGCTCAAATGCTGGTTATAATGGAAGGAAACCAGAGAGTTAATAGAAAAAATCTATTATTGTTGGGAAAACCAGTTTGGTCTGGAACTTTAGAAGAATTGTCTAACAGACAAGAATTATGGAATGAGCTAGTATGCGATTGTTCTATAGAGGGGCTATTTAGAAAGACAATTCAAATAATTGTAAAGGATGATGATATAGACATAAATAATCAATAACCTATGGTTAAAATCACGGGTCTTAACCGCCAATTAACAAAAAGGAAAAAGTATGATTAAACAGGGAGGCACAATAATGAAAGAGTATTCAGAACGCATTCTTCAGTTTACATATAAAATCAATTCAGTACAGGATTATATTTTTGAAGAGTCTATTTTAGATTTTGATAGCTTTGGAAAAATGAAAAAAGCTGCCATTGATGTTATCAATGGTTTTCCAAGTGAAATTATCGAAAAAATGATTGAAGCCAATTGGAAAGTTGAGATAACAAACACAAAACATTTAGAAGAAATTTATCACGTTCCTTACGAAATTGATGGAATTACAGATTATAAAAACAAGATCATTTTTCTGTATCCAAGACAATCCGCTATTTATAAAGCGCTGCCGCATGAGATCGGACATTTTGTTGATGAGGATCTAGGAAATTTGTCTGAAAACCCTAAATGGCTGTGGGCATTTCATCAATTGAAAAGTCGATATTTGGGTTCTGATTTATGGGGTAGTTTGAATTTAACTGCTGAAACAGCAAGTTCAAAGGAAATTTTTGCAGAATTGTTAGGATCATATTTGATCGAAAACAACGAAGCTATTCCTAGACAGTACTGCCTGGCAAAAGATGTACAATACTATTGCCGAGATTGTATGCAGTACATGGGGAAAACCGTCGACGCCTATATTTCAGATATTTCGCAAATAACAAAAATAACAAAAATAACAATAGAAACGAATTTGGCGGAATTATCATGCGCTGCTTTAAATGATAGTTGGGCATAGAGCGGTATGTTAATCTCTAGTATGTAGTATTAAAATCATCCATTAAAAAGATAAAGAGAGGAGAGAAGTATGTATAATCTAATCATCAGTATGACAAATAGTACAACAAATTTTTTCATAGGATTCATCATTCTTATTGCGTTTTTATTCGTTGGTGCGACCATCGCAGATCTTGGCATCGATTTAAGTTCAATGGACGGTCCGAATGTCACAGGATGCAAAATTATCGGAGGTATTTGCCTTTTATTGACTTTTGGTGTGGTGTTCTATATGTTGAGTTTCGCACACTAAATATTTGAAAAACCTATAATGTTTAAATAAGGCCACTGCATAACCTATCTATAAATGCAAGGGCTTTATTTATTTTCAGGAAAATTCCGTAAAGCTATTCTTTGGAACAACTTCATTTCATCTAATCACTTTCAAAGTTTCTTTAATTTTCTTTTTTTATTTGTCTGACATATTAAATATGTAAAACGCATAAGAACCCGGGAGATGAAAAAACATGAAAACAAGTAAAGGAACATATTTAATTGAGGTTTACGATCATTCGACCAATCAGCAAATTTGTCAGGCAGAAATTTTGCTCGGTCTTGACAATCTGATTGTTAAACAATGCAATAATTATGATTCTAAAGATTTAGAAGAATTATTAGAAGCAAGATCGGCTATTCCTTCTAAAATTGAAATGGATGATATAATTTTAAAAAATTAGGATTAACAAAAAGAAAATATGAATTTGGCAGGATAACAGAAGCCCGTGTTCTATACGCTGCATTAAATAACTTTAAAACAAACAAAGACCACATTGCCGTTTATCCATTGGAAAACACAACTATTTGTATGATAGCCTTAGACAATCGGTATAGCAATATTTATTTTTGGAATAAAAGAGAAAAAGGGGAGTGAGATATGTATTTAATGCATAGAGATAAGGTTGCCCAAGCTTTGTTGTCTCACCAAACGAAGATTTTGTCAATGCTTTGCAAGTAAGAAAAATTTTTCAAAAAGCTGTTCTAAAGTTGAAAAAAGGAATTGAAACATATCAACAGAAAATTGATGGAAATAAAATAATTATAGGAGAAAAACAGAATGGGAAAAAATAAAATGAAAGTAGGAAAAGTAGATTTTAGGGACGTAAAAGAAACAGCAAAGACAGTTGTTCGAGAAATCAGCAATAATGATCCAAACTGGAATTGGAAAGTAGATGTACTTAAAAATAAAATTCGTATATGGTGGGAATATTTGCAGTATTGTGATACAGAAGATAGTCACTTTACTATTAAAATGAGCGACAGAGTGGCTGAATGCGGAGTTGATACAGATTTTATGGCAGCAAGAAATGAGCATGATGAATATATGACAGGCAGAATTATTGGAATAGATGAATGTTGGCAGGATGGAGATCTTAATACCTGTGTAGCAGAATTGCTCAGAGAAATTGCTATGATAGCTCACAGCGAATATTAGGAGGTCAAATGATGGCAAAAATCTATAGAGATAAGGTTACAGGAAAAAAATTATATCCGGTTTGCGGATGGGAAGAAAATCAGCACAAAATTTATAATGCGCATGATCGAATTATGATTAGAATTTATGAAGCACAGAAAACAGGAAAAGAAGATCTGGAGGATCTGTATAAAGAGCAGGAGCGTATAGAAAAAGCTCTTGAAATTATAGACAGACATATCGTAGATGGACTAGTGTATGCAACTTATGAAGATGGACTAATTGTAAAAGATCTTATTTGGGCTTATGATATCAGACATTAAAAAATATATTGCGGCAAGGAAATCATAAGAATTGCACCAAATAAAAAATAAAAGAAAGGTTGTGAGTAAATAATATGGCAAAGTTAATTCTAACCGATAACTACAATAGAGAATGCATAAAAGATATTTTGGTAGCGGCCAATATCAATGAGAAAACTGCAAAGAAAAAAGCTGATGAATATAACGCACTTCACCCTCATGGCGATTATTTTGCGAGAGCTGTACCAGATGATTATAAATTATGGAGAGGCATGAGTGAGCTTATGTAGTCCATAATAAATATATATTCAAAGATTTATAAAATGCAAAGGAGAACAAAATGTCCATTGAAACAATTATAACGATTTTAAATATAGCAACAATAGCTGCAGCAATAACATGGATAGGATTTACTTTATATAGTATTCATTTAGTGTCTATGTATCGGCCTGGTATCATGGGAGAAATGATATTGTTTCTTTTAGGGTTTATGCTATTAGTTATTTCTATATTTTGTTGGAAAGAAGCAAAAATAGAATCGGCGGTTAAAACAACGCTAGACCAGGAATATTATGGCTATTCCAATTACAAAACAACACTAGATCAGAAATACTATGGTTATTCCAGAAGCTTTGTGTATAATGGCGACAAATATAACATTGATTATGATCACGCTACTGAAACATTAACATTTTTCAAAGAAAACAATTTTAGCATTGACGGAACGTACTCAATAGAACAATAGCGTAAAAACACGACATATAGAGGATGGGAACAATTTCTTATCCTCTTTTTTATATCTTCAATAAAAATAATGATGTATTCTTATAATTTTTCGCCATGTCCATTTTTTGCCCGGTACATATATAATATATATTTTTTGAATAGATGTTTATTTATAATGTTGCAAAACACGGTTGCATAGTGCCGTCATATTGGAATGCGCTTTTAATCTCTTTTGTATTCTTTTTTAGACTGTATTTTTCTGACATATTAAAAGTGGCAAAAAGCTAGAAAAGAGGAGTGAAACACATGATAAGAATTTTAAAGAAACAATACAATACAATCATCCAAAGGGAGCAGTAATATGGGTTAAAGATATTGAGTTTGCAGAAACGAAGAATGAAAAAGCTGAGATGACATAATGAGAGGCGTCTTGTACCGAAAAAAACTTAATAATGTCTGACATATTAAATATGAGCTTTAAAATAAAAAATAGAGGAGAGGATAATATGAATAATTTTAAAGGGATTTCTAAAGAATATCTCCAAAATCTAACAAAAGAAAATAATAGATATAAAGATTTTATATTGCTTGACACCCCAATTCCATTTAACAAAATGTGGAAAGACAAGAATATTAATATAGTGCAATTATATTGTATTGAACCTTGTGGGGAAAATCACATTGTAGGATTTTGCGGTCAATGTGCTTGGAAAAACAATACTATTTATCCTCTGGATGACGATTCTTATTATTCTTCAATGTTAGTGTATGGGTATAAATGGGTTTCCAATAAAAAAGAGGGAATAGATAAAGGCTTAGATATTTTAGTATACGATTATTAGTATTCAGGAATTAAAAAGAGAATGGGAAAAATTCAATTCAGTACAAAAGCCCCGGTATTTATTGCCAGGGCTTTTGTATTTCTCTTTTTTAATTCAGGTTTTGGCATTAACACAAAAACAATTTTTATTTTTTCTGACATATTAATAATAATCAATGAATTAAGGATAAAGGAGCAAAAACAAAGAAAAAAGAATAAAAAAGATTGGAGAAAAAATTTATGGAATTAAAAGAATTCGCTAAAATGTTAAACGGGAAAGAGTATGGATATCCGCAGTTTACAAAAGAGGAACTTCAGATAGCAAAAGATAATGGTTTCGTTATCGTAAGTGGCGCATCGGACGATCTTGTGGAACTCGAAGGAGCGATCACAGATGAAGGAGATTGCTTCGATGGAGGAAGATTGTATGTAAAAGCTATTCCTGGAGGTGGATTTGTCCACAACTGTGAAAGATCTAATGTTTTCAGTTTTGAAGCAAGATGGTGTATGGATAAAGACGAAAATGGCAACATCATTTCCTGGACATACGATACATCAATTGTACATGAAAATTTTATGATTTATGAAGATGGAGAACCTTATTGTAGAGGATTTGTGTTTAGAGTGGTAGACGAAAATAACTAAATTGCCAGAAAGGAATTTGAATTTTATATGGAGCAAAATATGGAAAGTATTTTATTTGTGATAGGAGTTTTAGTTCCGTTAATTCTTATGTTCATAAAGGTTGCGTTAGATTTAATGAATGAAGACATAATTCTACCAATTTCTTCAAATGGGTTTGATTATGTTTTCAGCCTATGGATCAATATGCTTATTTGTATGTTGTATGTAAGTGTTTTTCAAAAGATCAACCCATTTATTATTTTGGGGATAGAAATATTAGTCGTTGCTATAAATATTATTTATGTTGAAAAATTTGATAAGTGGGCATTGAATGCTAAAAAAGATTTTTGGGAAGAAATCATAAAAGAAAGCTGTGTTCATAATGATACATTGACACAAGTCACAGAAGAAGAGATGGCTAAATTTCATAAGTTATCACGTAATGAGCAGAAAAAATGGCTGCAAGAATTGTATATATACGAGCCTATAAAAGAGGAAAATGGAATTTTCATAAAATCAGCATCTGGATTAAAATTGATTTCTGACGTCAATTTTTCGTTGTTAATTGAAACGGATGAAGATTATAAAGATCTCGAAACATCGGTGTACAAGGGGTACAAACAAGATAAAATAGAAATGAGGGGCGATAGAGCGGAAATGTCAGATTTTCCACTCTATCTGAACACGGTCGCT